ATGGAAAAGAAAAAAATAATAAACTTTATAATGTTTTATATAAAGATAAAAAAATTTTTTTAGAAAGAAAAAAAGAAAAATTTGAAAAACTTTTAAATGAATAAAATTCCAAGAGACTGCATATCTTCGGATGAAGATAAAAAGGTACGCTGAACTTACAAGAATAAAATTGTAAGAATTATAAGATAAAAAACTTATAAGATAACAGAATTGAAAGGATACGACTTATGTAAAAAAGCTTATGATGATGCTTTTAGAAAAATAGCAATGTTAGGTTATGGTTTAGTTTTCATATCTCACGAACAAATGAGAAATGTTAAAACTGAAAAAGGAGAGGAATATCAAAAGATAATGCCTACTTTACCAGATAGACCGAAACTAATTGTTAATAGATTAGTAGATATAATTGCTTATTTAAGAGAGTCAATTGAAGACAATAAAAGATATATTTATACAAGAGGAAACGAAAGATTTGAAGCTGGTTCACGTTTTCCATATTTACCAGCTAAGATAGAAATGTCTTACGAAAGCCTAGTGGATGAATTATATAAAGCTATTGAGAAACAAGCTGAAGTAGATAAAACAGAACTAGGAGAAAAGAGTGAAAATGGTTTCTTTAAAGCCGATAGAGACTTTGGAGAAACAATTAATGAGGCAAAGGAAGTGTTTAAAAAGCTTTTAGAGAAAGACAAAGAAAAATATGCTGTTGAAATGAACAACATAATTTTACAAATATTTGGAAAACCAATAAAAATATCTGAAGCTACTCCAGAACAACAAGAACTTGTTGAACAAGTAATTGAAGAATGGAAAACACTATTATAAACTTGAGTAGACTTTAAGTCTACTCTTTTTTATTTGACATTTGACAAAAATTGTGATATAATTATATTAGATAATAATAGAATGGAGGAAATATGAAAGTTAAATGTGCCTTTTGTAAAAGCGATACAAACAAAGTAGAAAAAACAGATGCTATAAGAATTGATGAAAAAAACTTTCATCCAGAGTGCGCGAAAAAGTATTCAGACAGAAAAGAATTATATGACACAATTTGTCGTATTTTTAATTTAAAGAAGCCAGGACCTAAAAATATACGTTTTGCAGAAAGATTCGTAGAAGAAGGTATGACTTATTCTGGAATTAACGGAACATTAATTTATTTTTATGAAATTAAAAAACATAGTAAAAATAAAGCCAATGAAGGAATTGGTATAGTGCCTTGGGTTTATGAAGAAGCTTCAAAATATTTTAAGGAAAGAAAAATGAGTGAGCAAAGAATTTTAGAAGGAATTGAAAAGAATAAAGGGCAAGAAACAGAAATTAGATATGTAGAAGTAAAAAAACAAACCGGACCAACAATACAGGTTCAAACTTATAATGATGAAGAATTTGAATGGTAAGGAAGTGATACTTTGGCAAGCTTAAGCGATAAAAATGCGATGATGCAGATTTTAGGTTGTCTAATGAAAAATCCGATGTTGCTTGTAGAAAGTAAATATATTCTAACCAAAAATGATTTTGATTTACCATTAGCTAAAAATATCTTTTTAGCAATTTCCAATTTATTTGCAAATTATAAAATGGATACAGTTTCTATTGTTGACATTGATAATTATTTTCAACAAGTTGAAAGTCGTTATGAAAACTTTAAAAACCAAAATGGTTTACAATATTTAAATGATTGTATAGCAATTAGTAATTTAAATAGTTTTGATTATTATTATGACCGTTTGAAGAAATTAAGTGCTCTTCGCGCGCTTAAAGCGAATGGTTTTGATATTAAGAAAATTTATAACGAAAATGAAATTGATTTGGTTAAAGAAAAAAAACAACAAGAAAAATTAGACAATATGAGTTTGCAAGAAATTTTTGATAGTTTCTTAGAAAATTTAAATGATTTACAATATGATTATATTTGCAAAGACGATAGTGAAGAAGGTTTAATTTCAGTTGGTACAGACGCATTATTTGAAGAGCTACAAAAAAATCCTGAAATTGGAATTCCACTTCAAGGTAAAATTTATAACACAATTGTAAGAGGGGCCAGACTAAAAAAATATTATTTAATTAGTGGGGCATCTGGAACAGGAAAAACTAGACAAATGGTTGGTCATGCGTGTACAATTGCATTCCCAGAAAGATATGATATTAGAAGTAACAAATGGACTGTAACTGGACAAGGAGAAAAGATTTTATTTTTTGCAACTGAAATGGAAAAAGAAGAAATACAAACTATGATTATGGCACATTTGTCAGGAGTAAATGAAGATAAAATTTTAAATAATTTTTATGAAAGTCCAGAAGAAAAACAGCGCGTTTACGAAGCAATTGAAGTAATGAAACATTACGAAGACAATTTTATTTTTGTTAGAGTAGGAGACCCATCAATCGGACAAATAAAAACTTTGATTAGAAAAGAAGTTTTAAAATATGGTATTCAATATGTATTTTATGATTATATTTTTAGCAGTCCTGGTTTATTAGGAGAATATAAAGATTTAAATTTAAGAGAAGATGTTATACTTATGATGACAAGTATTGCATTAAAAGATTTAGCGAACGAACTTAATATTTTTATGATGAGTGGTACACAATTAAATGATAAATGGAAAGAATGGAAAGGAATTCGTGATTATAATTTAATTCGTGGTTCAAAAGCAATTTGTGATAAAATAGATGTTGGTGGTATTAGTTTACCAATTAATCAAGAAGAAGAAGAAATTATAAAAACAATTGTAAATAGTAAAGGTTGTGGAATGCCAACTCAAGTGCAAGATATTTATAAAGTTCGTAGAGGAAAATATAATCGTATTAAAATTTGGAGTAGAGTAGATTTAGGAACTTGTAGAACAGAAGATTTATTTTTAACAGACCAAAATAACGTAGAAATTCCAATTATAATCAATGAAACATTATTCAGAGATGAAATGGGAAGTATAATTAATCAGAAAAATTTAGTTTCTGATAGAAAGGAAGAAACTCAAGAAATTAAAGAATTAAAAGAACGAACAGTTGAGAAAGAATTAACTTGGGCAGATTTGATTTAATATGAAAATAAATTTACAAGAATTAAGAGAAAATTTAACAGAAGAACATATAATATTAATTCTCAATAAACTTGGCGCGGAAAGGTATGATAACCGAGAAGATGTGATTATTTTTCCTACAATTTGTCATAATGCTAGAGAAACAGAAGCCTCAATGAAACTATATTATTATAAAGATAGTCATATGTTTCATTGTTATACAGAGTGTAATGAAAATTTTGATATTTTTGATTTAATAAAGAGAGTACGCGAAGTTAATCATGAGGAATATAATTTTTATAATATTATATACTCAATTGCCGACTTAGTTCAGTACAACATTTTTGATGCCACCTCTAACGAAAATTACATTAGTATTATAGACAAATTTAAAAAAGATAGTGATGAAACAAATTTAATTGAGTATGATAAAACTGTTTTAGATGTATTTCGTTGGAAGCCAGTTGCAGAATGGTTAGATGAAGGTATTAGCGAAACAGCGATGAAAAAATTTAATATTTTATATTATGATTATCGCCATAGAATTGTCATTCCTCATTATGATATTGATGGAAGATTAGTTGGTATTAGAGGAAGAGCGCTAGACCCGACTGAGGCAGAATTATATGGAAAATATGCACCTTTAAAAGTAGAAAATGTTTTATATCGTCATCCATTATCATTTAATTTGTATGGAATTTATGAAAATAAAGAAGATATTAAAAAGTATAAGACTGCAGTAATTTTTGAAGGTGAACGATAAAATCGCCTTTATCTATCTTACCGTTTATCAGCGGGGTTAACATTAGTTAGCTAACGGGGAAGCCTGACCAAATAAAGTTGAAGGTAATCCCGTGGGAAGTTATCTGAAAAGAGAAGCATAATTTTAGAGAAAACAGGAATAAAAACTACATAACATTAGGAGATGATGTTATGCAATGGTTAATATATGCTTACAAAAGTAAGTATGATAATAAAATTAAATATATTGGTCAAACTTCTAATTTAGAATATAGAAGATATAAACATGAAAAATATGATCCATATCATGAAGAATTAGTTGAATATAATTATCCCCTAAGTAGAGGAATAAGAAAATATGGAATTGATAATTATATTTTAATAATTCTTGAAGACAATATTTTAGAAGAAAAACAAGCAATAGAAAGAGAATCTTATTGGATAAATTATTATAATACTTATAATGATGGTTATAATCAAACACCAGGAGGTAAAGCTCCAAAATATATAAAATTTGAAAAAGAAGTAATTGAAACAGTAAAGAAAATGTTGTTAGAAAAAAATGATTTTAACACAATTCAGAAAGAAACAAAAGTTTCATTACCTCATATATCAGAAATAAATACAGGAAAAAGACATTATGATAATAGTTTAAAATATCCATTAAATCCTCAAACGTGTGGAAAAAAGATTTCTGGAAAAGAAATAGAAGAAATTATTTTATTATTAAAAAATACAAAATTATCGCAAAAAGAAATAGGAGAACGTTTTAATGTAGTACAAACTGTAATCTCTAGAATTAATTTAGGAAAATCATATAAAAAAGACGATATTGATTATCCTATTAGAAAAAGATAAAACCTGTATCGACTATCCCTTGTTGTGAGGGAGTACAATTACTATTGATACGTAATTGGAAATGGTAGACACATAATATGTGAAGAGTTAGTCAGGGCTTATAGAAATATAAGAATAACCGGAAAAATCAGTATTAAAATTTGGTGATTTGTATAACTATAATATAGCTGTAGCTAGTTGTGGAAGTAATTTAAATTTAAAACAAGTTGAATTATTAGTAAAAGAATTGGGAGTAGAAAATATTATAATTGCATATGACAAAGAATTCGATAATTTTGCGTCAATTGAAGCAGAAAATTATTATGACAAATTGACAAAATTATGTCAAAAATATATTAATTATTGTAATTTTTATTTCTTATTTGATTTTAATAGATTATTGGATTTAAAAGATAGTCCAATAGATAAAGGAAAAGAAGTCTTTGAGAAATTAATGAAAGGTAAGGTACAGGTGAGAGCAAATAATGATTTATAAACAAAAAAATAATATAGAAGCAACAGAACATTTTTTAGAAGATTTTTTAAGAGAAAGGAATATTAAAGATTTACAAACATTTTTACATCCAACTGCAAATGAATTGCATGATTTTATGTTATTAGATAATATAGTAACAGCTGCACATTGTTTATTAAATCACATTGATGAAGAAAGCAAGATTTTTATCCAATTAGACAGCGATTGTGATGGTTTTACTTCAGCAGCAATTATTTATTTATATATTAAAAAATTAAAATCTTCAGTAGACATATGTTGGCGCGTTCATGATGGAAAACAACACGGTTTAATTGTAGATACTATTCCATCAGATGTTCAATTAGTAATTGCGCCAGATTCAAGTTCTAACGATTATGAACAACATAAAATATTAAAAGAGCGAGGAATAGATGTTATTGTACTTGACCACCACATGAGTGATGAAGGTTATAGTAAAAACGCAATAGTAGTCAATAATCAATTATCAGAAAATTATCCAAATAAAAGCCTATGCGGAGCAGGCGTTACTTATAAGTTTTGTTGTTGCATAGACCATATTTTAGGAACTAACTATGCAAATGAATTCATAGATTTGGCTGCAGTTGGTATGATAGGCGACATGATGGAACTTTGTGATTTAGAAACAAGATATATTGTTAACGAAGGTTTAACTCATATTACTAATTTTGGTATTCAATCGATGGTAGAAAGACAAGCATTTTCAATGGGAAATAAAATTACTCCAATTGGTATAGCATTTTATATAGTACCATTAATAAATGCATTAATTAGAGTTGGAACAAATGAAGAAAAAAGAACTTTATTCAAAGCATTGGTAAATCCATTACAGTTATTGCCAAGTACAAAACGAGGCCACAAAGAGGGAGATACTGAAACAGCTTGCGCGCAGGCAGTAAGAGTTTGCACAAATGCTAAAAATAGACAAGATAGAAGTAAATTAAAGGCATACGAACAATTAGATATAAAAGTACAAAAATTAGGATTAGACCAACATAAAATAATCATTGTTGAAGTAGAAGATGGAGAAGAGTTTGATAACACTTTAACAGGATTAGTTGCTATGCAACTTGTAACTAAATATAAAAAGCCCGTTTGTGTAGTGAGAGAAAACGCAGACGGATATTTAAGAGGAAGTGCGCGTGGAGTAAGTCATGGACCAATCCCAGATTTAAGACAATTTTTTATGGATAGCGAATATTTTGAATATGCAGTAGGACATCCTAACGCACACGGAGTATCAATTTATAAAGATAAATTAAATTATTTCTTAAAATATGCAGATGAACAATTAAAAGATGTAGACTTCAATGAAAATGTTTATGAAGTAGACTTAGTTATAGATGGAGAAAATCCAAATTTAAATAATATTATTTTAGATTTAGGTAATTTAAGTGAAATATGGGGACAAGGAATGGAAGAACCGTTAATTGCAATTGAAAACTTACATTTAAATAGTAAAAATATTCAGTTAATAGGTGGAGACAAAACTACTGTTAAGTTTGTAATTAATGGAGTAACTTACATTAAATTTAAAGACCAAAATCTAATAGATAAATTATTAGCAAATAACACAATGAATATTACTATTTTAGGAAGAGCTAATATAAATGAATGGATGGGTAGCTGTACGCCACAAATTATTATAGAAAATTATGAAATAACTGATACAACATATGAATTTTAGGAGGTTTTATGAAAAAAATTATAATAAAAATTTTAATTTTAACATTACTAATATCAGCAAGTATTTCTGCGTTATATATACACAAACAACAATTGCAAACAGTTGAAACAGATACAAGATTTTTTTATGAAAATCAACTAGAAGAAAAGAATAATCAAATCAATACACTTGAAACAGAAAAAATTGCATTAAATCAACAAATAACTGATTTAAATAATACAATTGCAGAATTAAAAAGTAAAAAAGTAACTACTTCACGTTCAACTTCAGAAACGCGCGAAGTAGCTACAACAGATAAATGGATTTGGGCAAATGTCAGTGCTTATTGTGCGTGTATACAATGTTGTGGAAAAACAAATGGAATAACTGCATCTGGTACACAAGCAACAGCAAACAGAACGATTGCAGCATCTTCAGCATATCCTTTTGGTACAAAAATTGAAATTGAAGGAATGGGGATATATACTGTTGAAGATAGAGGTGGCGCAATTACTGGCAATAAAATAGATATATACTTTGATAGCCATCAAGAAGCACTACAATTTGGTAGACGTAATTTACAAATAAAAGTAGTTGAATAAAAATAAAAATTATGATATAATTATATTATAATTAAAGAAAAGGAGGATTTTAAGTGAGTTATAGTTCATTACATGTGCATAGTGATTATAGTAATATTCGTATGTTAGACTCAATTAATCAATTACCTTTGTTATTCGACAGAGCTAAAGAATTAGGATTAACAGGAATGGCAATTACAGACCACGAAAGTTTGTCTGGACATATAAAAGCAATGCAATTATTATCTTCTTTACGTGAAAAAGCTAAGACAGAGGAAGATAAAAAATATTGGAATGATTTTAAATTAGTTTTAGGAAATGAAATTTATTTAACAAGAAATGATTTAACTAAAGATAATTATGTTAAAGGACAAGATAAATATTTTCACTTTATTTTATTAGCGAAAGATGCAGAAGGGCATAAACAATTAAGAAAATTAAGCTCTCGCGCGTGGTCTCATTCTTTTAGACAATTTATTGAAAGAGTACCAACTTATTATAGAGATATTGAAGAAATAATCGGTACAAATCCAGGACATGTAATTGGTAGTACAGCTTGTTTAGGTTCTAAATTTGCAAATTTAATTAGAGAATATTTAGATAATAATCATTCAAAAGAAATTGTGAAAAGAATTGATAATTTCGTTCAATGGTGTCAAACTCAATTTGGAAAAGATAATTTTTATATTGAATTACAATCTTCTGAAAGTGACGACCAAAATATTTATAACGAATGTGCATTAGCTTATGCAAAAGCTAGAGGATTAAAAGTAATTATTACAACAGATGCACATTATATTAAAAAAGAAGATAGACCTTTACATAAAGCATATTTAAATGCAGGTGAAGGTGATAGAGAAACAGACGCGTTTTATTCAGGAACTTATTTGCAAAGTGTAGAAGATATTAAAGGCTATATGAAAAATATCAATTCAAATGATATTGACTGGATGTTAGATAACACAAATGAAATTGCAAATAAAATTGAAGAATATAGTTTATACCATAAAGAAATAGTGCCAAAAATAAAATTGGAAAAAGAATTTAATTGTAATCCAATTATTTATGAAAGTGCGCGAAAAAGAGACTATATTTCAAAGTTTATAAATTCTGAAAGCGAACAAGATAAATATTATATAAATGGAATTTTAAATGGTTTAGAAAAGAAAATTTCTCAAGATAAATGGGAAATATATATAGACCAAATAAATAAAGAGGTTGCAGAAGTTTGGGAAATTACTCAGAAAATAGGTAATGACTTATCTTCATATTTTAATACAATGGCAAAAGTTGTAGATATTATGTGGAATGAAGGAAATAGTTTAGTTGGAGTTTCAAGAGGTTCAGCAGGTGGATTTGTAAGTAATTATTTATTGGGAATAACTCAAATGGACCCAATTAAATATGGAATTGAAAATATGTATTGGAGATTCATTCATAGAGATAGACCAGAATTGCCTAAAATCGCATAGACATTGGGCAAGTAAAAGTAAGTGAACCACGCTCGTGGGTGTCATAGAAATATGGCTAACGGTAGAAGCAAAATAAGGCAAAGCGCGAAACAGCTTCGTAAGAGAACCTAAGGTCCAGAAATGGATAGCTGGTAATACCGTGCTAAGAAAATTTTATACACTTTTCTCGGAAAAGTGGAGTTTATACCTTTATTAATTACATTCTTAATAAGGAGGAATGTAATAGTGGAAAAAAGAATAAAAGACTTTGAAGATTATGCTATAACTGATGATGGTAAAGTTATTAGTTATAAATATAAAGAACCAAGAATTATGAAAACTTGGTATCAAGCAAGTGGATATGAAAATATAAAATTATGTAAAAATAATAAAACTTATCATTTTCTTATTCATAGATTAGTAGCAGAAGCATTTATTCCAAATCCTAATAATTATAATGAGATTAATCATATAGATAAAAATCCCCAAAATAATAAATTAGAAAATTTGGAATGGTGTGATAGATTATATAATTTAAAACAATCTTATGAAACATTAGGACCTGTTAGAAATTATTGTAATTGTAAATTAATAAAAGAAGAAACTGGTGAAGTTATAAAAGAATTTAGAAGTAAAATGGAAGCTGCAAGATATGCAAATGAAAAATTTGGTTGTAGTATAAGTTTTATATCTAAAGGAAACAAAGTTAGTAAAGGTTATAAAATTTTAAAGTGTAACGACTAAATGAGCAATAGCTCGAGAGGAATGGAGATAAGCACCATTCCGTAGTGCTTACCACTCAGTAGAGTGAAGAGATAGTCTAACTTCTTAAGAAATTAAGAATATAGTGGATGTCGACACAGATTTTCAAGCTTCAAAAAGACCAAAAGTTACAGCAGCTCTTAAACAGTATTTTGAAAGTATTGGTGGAGAAGTTTATAATATAGCAACATTTGGAACAGAAACTGCAAAAGCTGCATTACAAACTGCGGCAAGAGGGTTAGGTTATGATAGTGATTTAGGTTTATATGTTTCATCTTTAGTTCCAATTGATAGAGGTAAAGTAAGAACATTACAACAATGTTATTATGGGGATGAAGAAAAAGATTTTGCACCAATCCCACAATTTGTAACAACAATGAACCAATATCAAGATATTTGGGAAGTTGCACAAAAAGTAGAAGGAACAATATGTCGTAGAGGACTTCATGCATGTGGAATGTTAATTGTTAATGAAGATTTTTGTGAACATAATGCAATTATGAAAGCTCCAAACGGAACTTTATGTAGTCAATTTGAATTACACGATAGTGAATTTATGGGCGGAGTTAAATTTGATGCATTAACAACTGATGCATTAGATAGAATTAGAACTTGTTTAGATTTACTTTTAAAATATGGCTATATTGAATGGGAAGAAAATTTAAAAGAAACTTACAACAAATATATTGGTTTAGAGAATTTAGATTATGAAACAGAAAAAATGTGGAATGAAATTGGTGAAAATAAAATTAGTAATTTATTTCAATACGATACTCCAGTTGGTTTAGCAACTGCAAAACAAGTTAAACCTAAAAGTACAATGGAATTAGCTATTGCGAATTCATTAATGAGACTTATGGCAGATGAAAGTGGAATTATGCCTTCAGAAACTTTTACAAGATATAAAAATAATATTGATTTATGGTATGCTGAAATGCATAAATATGGTTTATCAGATGAAGAAATTAAAATAATGGAAAAGCATTTATTGGCTAACTCTGGTGTTTGCGAAAGTCAAGAAGGAATAATGATGATTTCAATGGATGAACACATAAGTAATTTTAGTGTTAAAGAAGCAAATAAATTAAGGAAAACAATTGCTAAAAAGAAATTAGCTGAAATAGATAATATGCATGAAATGTTTATGCAGAAAGGGCGCGAAGCTGGTGCGTCAGATAATTTATTAAACTATGTATGGAATGTACAAGTAAAAAGACAGTTAGGTTATTCATTCTCTGTATTACACTCTTTTGGTTATTCATTAATAGCTGTGCAAGAAATGAATTTAGCTTATCATTATCCAACAATTTTTTGGAACTGCGCAAATTTAATTGTAGATAGTGCAGGAATTGATGAAAATGATGAATTTATTAATTTAATAGATGATTTTGACCCAGCGACTGAAAATACAGAAGAAACTGAAGAAGAAAATGATGACGATGAAGAAATGACTAAAGAAGAGAAGGAAGAAATTAAAAAACAAAATAAAACTGTTAACTATGGTAAAATAGCGTCAGCTATTGGAAAAATGATGGCACTTGGGATAAATGTTGAATTACCAGATATAAATAAATCAGAATTTACTTTTACTCCTGATTTAGATACAAATTCTATTATTTTTGGAATAAAAGGAATTAATAGAATTAATAATGATTTAGCAAAAGCTATTATAGATAACAGACCATTTAATAGTTTACAAGATTTTTTAAATAGGGTTAAAACAAATAAGGTATCAGCAATTAATTTAATTAAGTCTGGCTGTTTTGATAGGTTAGAAAAACGACCAAGAGAAGAAATTATGAAAGATTATATAGACCAAATTAGTGATAAAAAACAAAAATTAACCTTACAAAATATGGCTATGTTAATTAGAGAAAATTGCATTCCTGAAGAATATAAAACAGAAGTTCATATTTATAATTTTAATAAATATTTAAAAAACTTTAAAAAAGATATTTATTATATGTTAGATGAACGCGCGTTTAACTTTTATGAAAAAATGTTTGATATGGATTTAGTATCTCAAGATGAGCAAGGTAATTTTAGAATAAGACAAAATGAATGGGATAAGATTTATAAAAAACAAATGACAGGAATAAAAGAAGAATTAAAAGCAAATCCAACAATTTTAAATAATTTAAATCAAAAATTATTTGATGCAATGTGGAATAAATATGCAGAAGGAACTATTAGCAAATGGGAAATGGATAGCGTATGTTTTTATTATCACGCGCATGAGCTTGTCAATATTGATAGAGATAGATATTTAATTGAAAATTATACTGATTTAGCTGAAGAGCCAGTTATAGAGAAAATATGGACAACAAAAGATGGAAAAGAAATTCCTATTTTTAAATTAACTAGAATTTGCGGTACCGTTATTGATAAGAATAAAACAAAAAATATCGTAACTTTATTAACAAATGACGGAGTTGTAAATTTAAAAATATATAGAGCTCAATTTAGTAAATATGATAAACAAATTTCTGTTAAAGATGAAGTAACTGGAAAGAAAACAATAATAGAGCGTTCTTGGTTTAAAAGAGGAAATAAATTAATGGTTGTAGGAATTAGACGTGGAGATAATTTTGTACCAAAAATATATAAAAATAATCCTTATTTTACTTATCCAATTGAATTAATTACAAATATTGATGAAGATGGAAAAGTAAAAGTAGCAGGTGACAGAGCAGGATGAGAATAGGAATTATAGACTGTGATTTAGTAGAAAATCCAGATTTGTCATTGTATAATGTTGAGGCGCTTAAAATTATAAAATATTATGAGAAGAATGGACACGAAGCCTGTGTTCTTCTTCCTGGCGCGAATGTGTTTGAATATGATAAATTAATTATTTGTGGACAGATGACTAATAAATTTTATTCAATTATGCATACTGACAAACATCCTAATAAAGAATATGTTGGTCCAGCTTTTAATAATTTACAGTATATTCCAATTGGCATTGACGAAGTTGATTTTGAAGAAGTTGACACTAAACCATATGATACATTAATACAAGTACAGCGTAGCAAAACTAAAAAAGATATTACTAAATCAGCTGAAAAGGAAAGGTGGTTACGTTTGTTTCCTACTCAACAATCAGTTAGTCTAAAAACAATTTTAACTGGTGAAACTTTTAGATTAGTAGATAATTATTTATTTGACAAAGATAATTGGGAAGAGGTTTTAAAAACAATGAGTATTTATCCTCGTTATTTTAAATTTGTTATGCCTCAAATTATTAAAACTCAACAAGACTTTGACAATTTTATAAAAATAAAATCTTATAATTTTATTAAATTAAATTGCGCGATTACCATAGAAAATATAGATAATTTTCGTGCATTTTGCGAACAAAATAAAAACTTATTAAATATATATAAAGAATGTATTTATTATACTATTGGATATAGTGCATCAAACAATTATACAGAAGAATTTTATTTACAAGAATTAAATAATGTTTTTAAAAAAATAGAAATATTAAACGATTTAGGAATAGAAGTTGTGCGCAAAGGATTTTACATTAGAAACAGTAATTTTATTTTTACACATTCAATATTTTTAGCCTTATCTAGTTTTATACGAACAGAATGGAATAATGAACATAATTTTAAAGAAGCGTTTACAAAAACAGTTCGTATTAGAGAAGTAGCCTTACAACGTTTTTATCGTTTCTTAAATCGTAATCAACAATATTATTTCTTATTTAATAAAAAATTCAAAAGGAGGAATTTATAGAACTATGTTAGAAAATGATTATGACCTTGTACGACAATCATTAGAGAAAATAGGACACACACATTCCTTTGAAGACACCGAAGGGTTTTTAAGTTCTTATAGGCAAAAGATGAAACGAGCACAACAAAAGTGTACTCATATGTGGTCTAATGATACTGATGCAGTTTATGAAGGACCACACGGAATTAAAATTTGCGCTATTTGCAAAAAGAAATTTTAAGGGGGTATTATTATGGAAGAAATGAACGACAAAGAAATTTGCAACTTTGTAAAAGCTGCAATTGAAACCTTAGAAGAAAAAAAGAAAAATGAAGTAATGAAAGCGGTAGGTCAATTTGTTTATAACCCTGCAATTGGAGAAATTAATAAACAAATTGCTAATTTTCAAAACAAGTGTAAACATATAAACATAGATGGTAAAGGACAATGTGTTTATTGTAAAAAACAAATTGAATCAATACGATAGGAGGTAATATGATAGTTGTAAAAAGACATGGTGGAGAAGAAAAGTTTAATAAGGATAAAATTATTAAAGCGGTTTTATCAGCTTTTCAAGATGTAGATAAAGAAATTACAGAAGAAGCACAAAACATAGCACAAAAGATTGGTGACGCAGTTGAACGACATCAGAGAAAGAAAATGACAGTTGAAGAAATACAAGATTTTGTAGAAGATAAATTAATGAAGAGTAGCAGAAAAGATGTTGCTCAAACATATATTAGATATCGTTTTTTACACAAATTAGCTCGTGATGAATATAAAGAACTAATGAATGCTGTAGGTGATAAATTAACTTGTAAAAATATTGAAAATCAAAATGCAAATGTCGATGAGCATTCGTTTGGTGGAAGAATTGGTGCGGCTTGTGACTACCTTATGAAAGAATATGCATTAAACTATTGTATGAGTCCATTGTCAAGACAAAATCATTTAAATAATGAAATTTATATTCACGATTTGAATGCATATGCAGTTGGAGAACATAATTGTCTTTCTGTTCCATTGGATAAATTATTAGCTACAGGATTTAATACTAGACAAATTGATGTTAGACCTGCACAATCTATTAATACAGCATTTCAATTAGTTGCTGTAATATTTCAAATTCAATCTCTTCAACAATTTGGTGGAGTTAGTGCAACGCATTTGGATTGGACTATGGTTCCATATGTAAGAAAATCTTTTAGAAAACATTTTAAAGATGGAATTTTTTATATGGAAAATACAATAGGAGAAAGTAAAGAAAAGTCTGATAAAATGATTGACACTTTTCCAAAAGATGTGGAGATGTCTATAGATAGTCCAGAATATAAAATTTTTAAAAAAGCATATAAATATGCAATGGATATGACAATAAAAGAAACACATCAAGCAGTTGAAGGAATGTATCATAACCTAGAAATTTGGGCATAATAATAGTAATATTATTATGAATCTCGCTTAAACGGAGGAACTCCTAAAAAAAAGGACAACTTACCGTGCTAAATTATATCATCATTAACACTTTTAAGGAGGTGTTAATATAGAAAATATATATTATGTTTATATGCATATAAATAAAATCAATAATAAAAAATATATTGGAATTACAAAACAAAAACCTGAAAATAGATGGGGGGAAACAATGGAGTTAATTATAAATCTAGTCCACACTTTTATCAGGCTATTCAAAAATATGGATGGAATAATTTTGAACATTTAATATTGGCAAATCAATTAACTCAAGAGCAAGCTTGTCAAATAGAAAAAAACTTAATTAAAAAATACAGTACTCAAAATAGAAATTTTGGTTATAATATTATGGAAGGTGGAACTGCCCCTAAATTACCCCAAGAAGTAAAAAATAAAATTTCTAAAGCTTTAAAAGGTAATAAAAATGGATTAAATAAAAAATGTTCAGAAGAAAAGAAAAGAAAAATTAGTTTAGCTCAAAAGGGGAGAAAATTAACAGAAGAGCACAAAGCTAAATTAAGAAAACCTAAATTAATAACTCATCCTTGTTCAGAAGAGACTAGACAAAAAATTATTGCGAATAAAAAAGATAAAAAAGCAATTATTTGTATAGAAACAAGAATTGAATATGAATCTATACAAGAATGCGCAAGACAATTAAATTTGTATGCAACTAATATTTGTAAAGTTTTAAAAGGAAAAATAAAAACTACTGGAGGTTTTCATTTTAAATATAAAAAATAATGATGATATATAAAAGCCTAACGACTAGTCGAAAGACGTAAGCTACAAGCTATTGGTAGCTGAAATGGCGAACATCCTCTTATTTGAGGATGAAGATATAGTCTACTCTATATAGCAATATATAGCAGTTCATAAGAGAACGTATAAAGTTTAGCGAACTTTATAGAATATTTGGAAATACATTACAATCACGTAGTGGAAATCAATTACCATTTAGTTCTGTAAACTATGGAACTTGTACTTTACCAGAGGGTAGAATGGTTATAAAAGCATTATTAGAAGTATCAATTGAGGGATTAGGTAAACTTCATAGAACATCTATTTTCCCTTGCAGTATTTTCCAATTAGGCAAAGGAATTAATCGCAAACCAGGAGACCCTAATTATGATTTATTTCAATTAGCATTAAAATCAACTTCATTAAGATTATATCCTAATTATGCTAACATAGATTGGTCAGGAAATACTGGATATGATATTAGTGACCCTAAAACTTATTTTAGTACAATGCGGTTGTAGAACTGCAAATGGAATGGATATTAATGGTATGGGACAAACAAAAGACGGTAGAGGAAACATTTGTCCAGTAACGATTATTATGCCGACATTAGCTATGAAAGCTGACAGAGACGTAGGAAAATTTATGGAATTATTAGATAAAAAAATTAGCGAAGCAAAAGATATGTTGCTTGAAAGATTTGAATATATTTGTTCTCAAGATGCAAATTCAGCTAAGTTTATGTATGAAAATGGTACAATGGAAGGTTATGTGCCAGAAGAAGGCATAAGAAGCGCGCTAAAACACGGTACAATTGTTATAGGACAATTAGGTTTAGCAGAGACTCTTGAATTATTAATTGGTGAAAATCATACACATAAAAAAGGTATGGAATTAGCTAAAAGAATTGAACAATTATTTAAAGACAGATGCGCAGAATTTAAGAAAAAATACAAATTAAATTTTGGTGTATATTATACTCCAGCTGAAAACTTATGCTATACAGCTTTACAAAAATTTAGAAAACAATATGGCGTAATAGAAAAAGTATCTGATAGAGAATTCTTTACAAACAGCATGCATGTACCAGTTTGGGAAAAAGTAAATGCTTTTGAAAAAATTGATATTGAAAGTGAATTAACTGGATATTCTAGTGCAGGATGTATTACTTATATTGAATTAGAATCTTCTGTAAAAAACAATTTGGAAAGTTTAGAAGCAGTTGTAAATTATGCAATGGATAAAGACATTCCATATTTTGCTTTAAACGTACCAAATGATTGTTGTATGACTTGCGGTTATACTGAAGAATTAGATGAAACTTGCCCAATTTGTGGAGGAACTGAAATTCAAAGATTAAGAAGAGTAACTGGTTATTTAACAGGGGATTATAAAACTGCTTTTAATGCAGGAAAACAACAAGAAGTGGAAATGAGAGTAAAACATATATAAAGGAGTATTAATGAATTACGTAAAAATTATTGAAAGAGATTTTGGGAATGGTCCTGGAGTTCGTGTAAGTCTTTTTGTTAGTGGTTGTAGCAATCGTTGTAAAGGTTGCTTCAATCAAGAGGCCTGGGACCCTAATTATGGACAGTCTTTTACAGATGAAACAATAAAAGAAATATTAGAATTAGTTGATCATCCATCGTGTTCAGGTTTAAGTATTCTTGGCGGCGACCCTATGGAAATTTATAATCTACAAGATATTGAAAAATTAATCGTTGCGTTTCGTCGTAGATTTGGATTTGAAAAAACAATTTGGTTATGGACTGGGCGCATTTTAGAAGAAATGATGGATGATTATTGGCGAATAAATATTCTTCGCGCGATTGATGTATTAGTTGACGGACCGTTTAAATTAAAAGAGAAGGATTTAAGATTAACATTTAGAGGTTCAAAAAATCAACGCATTATTGATATGCAAGCTACACAAACATTTAATCAATTAGTACTGGTTGAGAAATATATGGATAGTTGATTTTAAATTAAAATTGTAGTATAATTATATTATAAGAAAAATATAAAGAGGAGTTGAAAGGAGTAATATGAAGTACAAAACAATTAGAAATTTATGTATTGCCGGAGTAGCGGGAATAATTCTTTTAATAATTTTATTTAGTTCTATCGCTACAATACCAACAGGATTTGTTGGAGTAAAAACAAGATTTGGAAAGGTTCAAGAAACAATGATTAATGAAGGGTTTAATTTAAAAGCACCTTTTATTGAAAAAATAGTTAAAATCGATTGTAGAACTCAAAAAATTGATTACACAATGGAAGCTAGTTCAAGAGATTTACAAAAGGTTAGTAATTTAAAAATTTCAGTTAATTACAATGTTTCAAAAAATAGTGCAAATCAATTATATAGAAATGTAGGTACAGATTATAAAACTATCGTTTTAGAACCAGCAATTTATGAAGCAATTAAATCAACAATAGCCAATTACACAGCAGAAGAATTAATTACAAAAAGGGATGAAGTTTCAGCGTTGGCACTTGAAGCGTTATATAATAGAGTAAATGATAAAGGAATTTATATAACTGCATTAAGCATAGCAGACCTATCTTTCTCACCAGAATTCGATGCAGCAATTGAAGCAAAACAAATTGTTGAACAACAAACAAAACAAGCTGAATACGAGTTAGAAAAAGCTAAAATTGAAAACGAAAAAGCAATTGAAAACGCAAAAGCTGAAGCTGAAGTAATGAGACAACAAAATGCACAAATTACAGAACAAACATTAAGATTAAAAGAATTAGAGATTCAACAAGCATTCATTGAGAAATGGAATGGACAATTAAGTACATATTCGATGGGAAATTCAGTACCATTTATTAATATAGGAAATTAAGGAGGATTATATGTTACAAACTAATTTAGAACCATATACAACCACAAGTGCTATTGCATATGAACCATACACTCTTACATTACACCATTCAGGTGTAAATCTTCTTAAAACTAAGCCAATGCCAGAAATAACACAAGTAATTTTTCAAAAAGATTATACAATAGTTGTATGGGCAGATAAAGAAAGAACAATAGTAAAATGTTCTGAAGAAGCTTTTGATAAAGAAAAAGGTCTAGCAATGGCAATTGCAAAAAGATTTATGGAAAGAAATAAATTTAAAAAATTATTGGATACTGCTGTTATTCAAGATAAATAGGAGGAATTATGGCAAAACGAGATAAAGGCGCAGTTTTCTCAAAATTTAGTTTAAAAGCTATGAAACAAAAAAGAAGTCAAAAACAAGCTATAAAGCAAGCACAAGAATTCTCAAGAAAAATGGAAGAAAGTAAGAAAAAAGCAAGGCAAGATTTTTTAAATAAACTAATGATAAATGCTGCTGCTATGAATGATGCGCGTGAAGACTGGGAAGATAAAGAGGAGGAAAATACAGAATGTTAGAAAGCACTTTTTATAACTTATTAAATTCTATTATGGATTTAACAGAAGACGAAGCAAAAGATTTTTTAAATTCATATAATGATTTTTTTGATGCTTTATTAACCAATCAAGAACTTATTAATGAAATTAAACGTCAAATGAGATTAGAAGGTCTTAATGCCACAACAGGTATAGAGAAGAAAGAAGCTTTATTAGAAAGTATGCGAGGATTAAAAAACGGACCTATTAAATTAATTAAAGAACAAGAAGAAATTTATAATAAAGTATTAAATATAACAAGCCAATTATACGATAAAGCACTTGAAGATATTAATAGAGAAACAGCAGTTGTATCAGTTGAATTATGTCATGAAAATGCAAAATTACCAACTTATGCACATAAAGATGATGCAGGATTTGATTTTTATTTACCAGAAGACTTTACTATTAAAGCACATGAATATGGTAAAATAGCAAAAACCGGTTTAAAAATGGCAATACCAACTGGATATGAATTACAAATTAGACCAAGAAGTGGAAATTCTGTAAAAACAACTTTAAGAATATCAAACACACCTGGAACAATTGATTGTGGTTATTGTGATGAAATAGGTATCATTTGCGATAATATTGGAGACGAAGATATTACTTTCAAAGCAGGAGATAGAATAGCACAAGGAGTTTTAAATATATCACCAAAAGGAATATTCAATCAAGTAGAAGATATTTTAACAGTGACTGGCTCTAATAGACAAGGTGGATATGGTTCATCTGGTCAATAACAACTAAGGAGGCATTAAATGAAAATAATAGAACCATCAATTGAAGTTGAAAATTTTAATGGAAAACAAATTATGAAAAACATAGAAAAAGCTTGTAGAACTTGTTATAGGTCAGAAGATAAAATTACAGACGAAAGTTACAAAACTTTATTAAAAAATTGCGTAAATCGTGGGCATGAAAGTGTAATGGAGCATGAAAAAATAACCGTAAGAATGATTTGTGATATTGGAGTTTATAAGGATTTAACAAGACATAGAATAGCATCGTTTTCAATAGAGAGTACAAGATATTGTAATTATGGAAAAGATAAATTTGATAATGAAATTAAATTTATAAAACCTTGTAATATAGAAGAAAATAGTGATTTATATGCTTTTTGGAAACATACTATGGAACGAATAGAAATGAATTATATTCATATGGCCAACAACGGTGCAACACCAGACCAAATGAGAATGATATTACCTCATTCAACTGCAGCAGTTGTAACAATGACAGCTAATATTAGAGAATGGAGACACATATTGGATTTAAGAACTAAAAAAATGACACACCCTTCTATTAGACAAATTTTAATTCCATTATTGCTATTATTTAAAAAAGAAATGCCAGAGCTTTTTGAAGAAATAGAATATGACATGGATTTCGCGCCTGAAAAATACGCAACACTTGTGGTGAAGTAAATGAGTAAAATAAAATATGAAGATATAAAAGATGCTGCCAGCTTTCACGGCTGGGAACTAATAACAAAAGAATATATTAATTTACAAACAGAAATGGAATTTAAATGTCCAGAAGGACATATTGTAAATTCTAGTTGGAAAAAAGTGCGCGAAAATTTTCTATGCCCCATTTGTGAACAAGCTAAAAAACAATATGGCGCAGTTGAAATAAAAAGCAAAACAAAGGGGAAAACAAGAGTTCTCGCACTTGACCAGGCAACAAATGTAAGTGGTTGGTCAATTTATGACAATAAAGAGTTAATTGCTTATGGGAAAATAGAATTTACACAATCTGATACAATTGAAAGAATGAGTAAAATTCGTCAATGGTTGGTTAATATGATAGAAAATTGGAAACCAGATAAAATAGCATTGGAAGATATACAATTACAAAAATTTGCAAATAAATATGGAAAAGAGGAAGGCGCGGTTACTACTTATAAAGTTCTCGCGCAATTACAAGGAACATTAATGGTTACAATTTTTGAAAAAGGAATAATACCAATAATAATTCATACAGCAACTTGGCGCTCTCATTGTAAAATTAGTGCAAAATCAAGAAACGACCAAAAGCGCGCCGCTCAATTGTTAGTTCAAAAAAAAATTGGGAAAAATGTAACACAAGACGAAGCTGATGCAATTTGTATTGGATTATATGTAACTGAAAAGTATTTAAAAAATAATGAAATGATAGATTTTGATAGTTTATAAGGAGGAAATATGGAAATTAGTTTAAGACAAATAGAGGCGTTAAATGGAGCGATACAAGAATTATTGCCACTTAAATTAGAATTATCCTTAGCTTTCCAATTGGCTTCTTTAGCAAAAGAAGTTCATGAAGCTTTTAATATGTTAAATATAGAAAGAACTAAAATAATAACAAAATATGCCAAAAAAGATGAAAATGGGCAAATTATAGCTAATAAAGATAATAGTAATATGATAGAAATTCCTGATGAAGATGTTAAAAAAGTAGATGCAGAGTTAGATGAATTATTTGCAAAAAAAATAGAATTAAAAAGTGAAAAAATTCAATTAAGTGCAATTAAAGATTTAGATTTAACAGTTGGACAAATTGAAGTTTTAGTGCCTTTTATAGAAAAATAAAAATAGGGAAGTCATTTGACTTCCCTTTATTTTTTTATTCTTTATCTTCTTCAACTGCTTCAACTGTGTTTTCTTCTACATTTTCTGTTGTTTTTTCTATTGTTGCATAGCTAATTATTTTTTTAGTATCTACAAACTTTTTATTAATTAAATTTTGGAACCATTCGTATCCACCTGTTGCAGCCCATCCTAAAATTAAACCGATTGAAACTTGTTTAATAAAATCTGCTGTAACAAAGATTTCTGCTCCTGTTGCATAAATAATTCCTATTATTATAGCTCCTAAAATTGGTAGCACAGTTGTTAAGAAATAATTTGGTAAAGTGGTGAATTTTTTAAACATTTCACCTAATACTATTAATCCACCAACTATTAAAATATAATCGAATGGAATATATTCAAATACTAAATTAATTAAATCCATTAACTAAATCCTCCTTAAACAGCTTTTAAATATTGGCTAGAAACCCATTGATTTTTACCAATTTTTGACCAACCATTTTGTTCTTCTGTTACAGTTACAACTGTTCCATTTTTTAATGCTCCAACTTTTGTTCCAGCTGGCGCGTTTCTAACATTTAATCCTTTAGCTGTATTAACCTTCATTTTTTTATTTGTTGTTGTTGAACTTGATTTCCCTGCAAATATAGTGTAATCTAAACAAATCCATCCCATTCCAGATTTTAATCTTCCCCAATTATTATTTGTTTCAACAATTGTGTAAGTTCCTTTATCTGTAATTTGTCCAGTTATCGCAGAATTGGTTGTTGGTTTTTTTCTAATATTTAAACAATTTGCAGTAACTTTTACCAAATACCTTTCTTGCGCAGGAGTTGGTTCTGGTACTGGTTCTGGTTGAACATTATCTAATCTTTCGTTAACAATTCTAGCCAATTCCTCCATTTTACTTTTTAAGTATGGGCCAGGGCATGCCGTTGCCGCAAACATACTATGATATGTTAAACTTCCATTTGGTGTTCCATCGAATTCTAATCTAAAACCATATCTTCTACATACGTCTTCTGCTAAATCAACTAATGAATTCCAAGCTGCTTCTGAAATAGACCAATTTCCACCAATTTCATTATTTGCAACTTCAACTGTAATCGCCTGTCTATCATTTAAAGCATTTGAAGAAGTCCATCCTCTGTAAGCCTCATCTACATATAAAGCTATTCTTCCATCTGTTCCTATTCCATAATTAGAACTAGCTCCTCTACTAGGATTTTGAAATAATTTTCCGCATTGTTCTACGCTTAAATTACCAGCCATATGATGAGGTGTAAATTTACATACTTTATAACCTTTTCTATCTGAATAATTATTAGAACTTGCAGGTACTACTACTGTAGCTAAATCAGATTTTGTCATTATTCTTCCTCCCCTTTATTATTTGATAATTCTTCTTCCATTTCTGGAGATAAATAAATATCGTTTTCGTTCATTTTGTTCCTCCTTGAAAAACTTATTAAAAGATATAAAATATCTTTTCTTCTTTTGTTAATGTATTATTTTCTTTTATGTTATCCAAATTTTATAATCAAATTAAGCCGTCCTTCTCCAAATATATACCGCATAATATGGTGGCATATTATTATGAGCTTTACTTCCACCTGTTGCTCCTGCTCCTAATGTTCCTGATTTCCATCCTCTAGAGTTTCCACCCCAATATTGATACCTGTAAGAATCTGTTGTCACCGTTGGGCTTCCTACATCCCCATATCCTGCATATATTGGATGTGTATGACTTGGCATTTCATCTATAGTAAGTTTATGTGTTGCTTCACCACCAGTAGAACCAATTTTATAAGCACTATCATCTGCCGCTAAAAGAAATCTTCCTTTAATTCTTTCCCACGTTCCACCAATTATATTAGTTGGATTTGTATTACTAGTACTCATATAAATTGAACCAATTGGATAATGAGCTAATGCATCTCCTACATGTTGACAAGTACAAAGTACAGTAAAACCGCTCATATTAGAGACCATTGCTGTTTCCCAACCTGACCAAAGATTTTGATAACCATTAATACTCCAAGAAACATATACTTTATCAATATAAATTGTTGTATAACTCCATTGTTGGCCTCCATTGGTAAATACTAAATAAACATAACCATCAGTCCCTGTTGCCCAATGTATATCTTTTACCATTGTTCGATTATCAATTTTACAAGTACAATTCTCATAAGCTGTATTTGTTCCATTATTTTTAAAATAACAAGACGCTTCCCATCCAGTAACTCCACCAGTATAATTAAAAAAATGTCCTTTTACTGTTATCATAAAATTTTCATTTGATTGTTTTACATTTCCAACTTTTAATGCCAAATGCCCAGTTATACTAGGGTTTCTTGCAAACATATGACAATACAAATCAGAAAAAAATTCTGCTGTAGTTCCTACTATTTTATGGTCATTTGCGCTTCTTGGATAAAAATTATTTCCTCTTTCATCTTTTAAAGTTCCTGCATAATTTGCCATATTTGTTCTATTATTCAATTGTTGGAGGAAACAATTAAATAATTGTAACCTCCTTTTTCTCAAAAATTACTTTCATTTTAAATTTCCTCCTACCATGATGATTCTATATTAAAGCCAGTCATTGGCATACCTGCTAATTGCGCAGCTCCTCCAGTTGATTCGTTATATAATCCTCCAAAACAAATCCCTTCATCTTTTTTTGCTGAAAATAAAAATTTACCAGAGGATACCGTTGTATTTTTTATTGCTCTTAAATTTGTATAACTGCCACCTTCAGCGCAGAAAGCATCATTTATTTCAAAACGTGCATCATATTCAGTTCCTAATGTAAATTCAATTGCAGAACCCGATGTTCCTTCTGATAATAATGGTAGGTTAGAACAGCTAAAATTATTACCATTAATTGTTAAAATATCAGAACCTAAATTATAACCTGTTTCATTAGAAGTTCCCTTTTGTTTTATCCAAACTTTCACATTTTTAATAGAATTTGCTACAGCTCCAAAATTACCATTCCAAAAAGTTCCTTCTAATGTTACGAAAGCAGATTGCCCTTCGCCAGTGTTTCGAGTAATTGTTGCTACGTTAATTTTAGGAAGAAAATAATCTAATAAATTAACTTCTACAGTTCTACTCAAACCAAAATTTCTTGAATCGGTTGCGTAAATACTATAACTTTTTACAGTTACATTATTTATAGTGTGCGACGTTGCCACTGTACTAGTTTTACTTGCACTACCTCCTAATGAAATATATTTATTAGTCGCATACGCTCTTGTTGTTAAAGGATTCGCTGGCGCACTTATTGTTAAACCGCTATAACCTTTAATCAAATTCAATTTTGATACATTGGTTGTTCCAGTTGCAGTATCAGAATATGATTTGGCCACACCATTGCTCCATGAACCAGTTAAAGTTCCTATATAAGATTGAGTTTCTTTATAAGTACATTCAGCTAATGCTGTAGGTCCACAATTTGCTTCTGACATTATTGCAACAATTGGATAAACACTCCAAAAACTACCGTAAAGACCTGTAGATTGAATAACAGCTTGTACTCCAGAAGTGGCACGTAAATCGCCATGTCCATTATATGGAGTAGTTACATTTGCATGCTCTTGGTATAATTGATTTTGTACAGTAGTATTAATAGTAAAAGTTCCTGTTTGGTCTTTCCCTTTCTTATCTCCGTTAACAACAGTCATGCCTCCAGAAGTACGTTCTAAATATGCTTTTGTCCCACCATTATCAGCAATTGTATAATTAGTAGTCACTGTTGCAGTTGAAGAGTCCCCTGACCAGGCGCTCAAATAAAAATTCTTTGCAGAAGCCATTCTTGCAATTTTAGATGTTGAAATTGTCCACCAAACTTCATTAAGTTGATTTGACACTGAACGTCGAATTTGCACTCCTAAACTGTAATTTGTATTGGGATTTAAAGCTGACGTTTTAAAAGTGCCCGATGAAGCATTAATATTTCCTATAAAATTCCATCCGTTACCAACGCTCCACCAATGAGCATTACATGTGGCATCAGCAGTCCAATGTGCATCAATATAATCATAATAGCCAGTCGAACCATATCCTGTAAAATTAGCTTTACGTGGCAAATTATCTAGATAAAAGGTTTGTGTACCTCCACTAACATTAACTGCATAACCATACATTGCACCTTCAACATAGGCAGTAAAACTACCGTCTCCAGTACTTTTATTATGATAAACAGTGTAATCTCCTTCTGTAATATAAGTATCAGCATATGCTTTTATATCAGATGCATTATAATATTTTTGCGCACCATCAATTAATAACTTAATTTTTCTTCCCCAAATATAATTTCCGCTAGCAGACGAACTTCCTTTTATAGTTAATATCCAATGAATTGTACTATAAGGAGTATCACCATTAACACTTCCAGTCCAATACCAGTAAAAATTTATATATCTTGAATTATTCCCGGAAGACGTTGTATAAGTGTTACTTGTAAGCGTTCCATTTGTAGCCATTTGTTACCTCCTTTAGTAGAATAAAAAGTACCAATCGCCGCTTTCTGTTTGTAATTGTTTAAACACGAACGCGCCGTCTTCGCTTTTTGTTCTATTACTAATTTTTAATTCGTCATAAATTATTGTTTTTTGTAATTGTGTTTCAGCACCAGAAATTTGAAAAACTGGATTATCCAAATCTGGTTCTTTTATTGTTTCACCCTCTACTGTTGTTGTTTCCTCTAATTGATATGCTGCAATTTGATTTTCATCAATAAACATCATATTTTGGTCTGATGAAATACTAAAACCCTTTTCATCCATTCTATATTTTTTAGAATAAGATTCATCTAAATTTTGTGTCCAATAAATACTTGTGCTATCATATTCAAGTTTTAAATCTGCAATTTCAACATTTCCTATAAAATCGCTTGATATTGTAGCTCCACAAATACCAATAATAACTCTAACAGTATCAATATTAGAACTACTTGATGTATTATCATACAAATTATTACTTAAATAATAACTTTTTGTAAAAGGATTGTAAACATAAATTTTTTTAGAACTTGGATTATAACAAATCGTAGTTTCAGTATTAGGCATAGAATTGGTTTTCGTTTGTGCGTCTGTTGTGCTTGTTGCTGTTTTAAAAGTTTCAATTGAGCGATTATAGGTTGCTGTCACAATTGTTTCTTCTAAAAGGGCGGCCGGTAATGTAACTAATCTACTATCTGATGCGCCAACAGCTCCTTGGACCCCACTTGGACTTACTAAAACAATATTTGAGCCAGTTTGTGGTAAATAAGTTAATTCTATTTGACCTTCTTCTGCGACTAAAGTTTCATTTACTTCTTTTGTTACATGAGCTTCTGGCGTTGCTAAAGGCATTGTTTTATATATATAATCTTGTGTAAAACTTGCATTAATTTTTTTAATATTTGTCCCCTCGGCTGCCGAGTAGCAGTTAATAGGTACATAATATGCATTTGTAATATATGGATTAGAACTACTTGATGTAAAACTTAATCCATTGGGTTGGTCTATTAAATGTTTATAAAAAACTAAACCAACAAAACAATTTCCTGCAGAAATATTTCCTTTTATTTTATAAGCCAATAATAAATTTTCTACATTTTCTTTTAAGTCTATTGGTGAACTTAAGATAAAGTCGTATTTAACTTCGTCTGTAGTTTTTGTATGAATTTGGAAACTATTACCACAGACAGTAGTTTTTCTTACTAAAGCTTCTTCATTATAATAAACATTTGAAAAATAATCTTCTTCTAAATTTTTATTTAACCAAAAATCTGCTTTAATAACTCCACTTGCAACTGCTGTTTTGTGTTGTTGCATAACGCTATTTTTTAATAAATTTACTCCTTTCGTTCTATCAAAAGAAATATCTAATGACTCACCAGATAATAACATATTAGAAACAGTTTGTGTTAATGTTTGTGTTTTTTTTTCGTTCTCATCAACCAATGACACCAAAGTAGTCGCTTGTTGACTAATAACGCCTAAATCTTCTTTCATTGTTTCTGTATCTGCTATTTCTTGTGCTAATTTGTCATTAATTGTTGCAATATCATTATTTACTAAATCATTATATTTTCCAGTTAAGTCTCCTTCTACTTGCGTAATTCTATCGTCTGTATCTTCTGGTGCTGGAGTCCAATCTGTCGATATAGTTCCATATTCAAGTTTAGGAGCATAGAATGAAATATATCCATTATCAGTGTCTTTTGTAATAGAACCAACTTGCATAGTGATATCAATATTTCCTCCACTATCTAATAATTCATTTAGTATTTCATCCCAAATAAATGTGCATGCTACCCTTGTAGACGAATTTGATTTAACTGAAGTAAGTCTTAGTGATGTTTGTAAATATCCATTAATAGATATATTATTATAAACCCTTGTCGCATTAGCATCAAATTGCATAAGACAAAAGTCTATACTCCCACTAGCTTCAACAGCATCAACATTTACAGATAATGTTATTTTATCACCGTGTTTAAAATTATAAGGCTCAGGTTTAGTAACTATTCCTGACCATTGATTACTTACTCTAATTTCATTAAAACCATCTTCTCTTTCTACTATACTAGTTCCAGATGAATAAATAGTAAAATATCTATATAATTTTTGATCACCAAGACTTTCGTAAGTTTTAGTTTTTAATGCTAAATTTCTTCCTCCGATTTCTAAGTCATCAATACTATCTATAATTCCAATAGCTAACTCATCTAACTTATTTGTAGTTCCTCCAGCCGCATACATTGTACATTTAACTAAATTAGTTGTTTTTGTTGGTGTGTAAACTTTCGAACTCTCGTTCGCGCTTGAAGTATATTTTGTCGTCCAAGTTGCTCCATCTGTACTTTCTTGAATTATAAATCTACCTGCATAAGCGGTTGATGTCGCACTTGTGCCATCTCTATAATAACTGCTAAAAGTAATTGTAGTTGGCGTTAAAGTTCCTTTCATAGAACGAGTAATTGTGTTTGCACTACTTGTTACCCAATATGTTCTTGCTGCAGCGCCTGTATCTCCTGTGGCACCTGTTGCTCCAGTTTGTGCTTTGCTCCAGCTAAAAGTTTTATTAAATGTCTTCCCAGCTACTGTAACTGGAATTATTAAAACTCCATTATTCGCAATTGATGAAGTTAATGCAGTTGTTACAGCTACTGTAATTGAAGTATTTGTTTTTCCATTGTTATTAATTGTTGTTGTCATTCCAGCAGAGGGTTTCCCAGATATAGTGCCAATTGTAGTTGCTACTTGTGTATTACCCTGATATCCATATACTTGAATTATAACACTATCAGCAATAACAGTATTATTTTTATCTGCGCGAAAAACATGTGATTCATTTGAAATAACAACATTGCATTCTTCATGAATTTCCGCAATTGTATATTGCGCACTTGCTTTTACCATTTCATCCCCCCTCTATAAATTTTAAAAGTTTGTTTTTCTTCATCGCTTAAACCGTTAAACAATAATATACGAGCGTAAGTACCCATTGTTATTCTTACAGTAATTGAACTAAAATTTAAACTTTGAATATAACTTCCATCACCGTTATATGTTTTTAATCGCCAATCGCCAGGTATGGCGCCTTCAATTGTATAAGTTCCAGCAGGAAAGAAAATTAAATCTGAATAAATAGAATTAGGATAAGAGCGGCTGGTTTCAACAGCTTCTGTATTCAGATTTAAAAAGCCAGCATGCCATATACCGTTAAAATACTGTCTTCCCATCTAAATCCTCCTTTACTCAACTTCGCAAATGAAAGTTGTTTTCGTATCTACTTCTGTGTCACTTACATAAATAACTTTCCCAGTTTTAAATACTGTACCATTATCTAATGCATCTCCTTCAGCATCTAATCGATACCAATTATATGTGTAATCTTGAGCTTCTGTTGCAGTTGCCCAAGTACTTCCATTATATTTCATTAAAGTTACTGTTTTAGTACTTGTATCTACTTTATACCAAAGTGTTCCATTTGTTGGATTACTTGGTGCACTTGTGCTGATATCTGCCAATAAACCATCTGTTTCATTTCCATTTGCAAATAATCTACAAGTTAAAATTGTATTTCCAATTCCGTTTTTGAAAATATTTCCACCTGTGCTTTCAATTGTTGCAACCATCGAATCTGATTTATCTTCTAAAGTAATTACGTCTTGATAAGTTTGTGAATTATATGTCATTGTACATCTATAAGTTGCTATATTTGCAACTAAACTACCATCAACGGACAATGTTGCCGCAGTTCCAGCTTGAGACCAAGAACCAGAAGCATATTTTTCCCATTTATATGTAGCTCCTGAAGTAATTGGTGTTGAACCATCATAAGCTTGAGTAGCTAAACTTAATGTACCACTTTGGTTGATAAACACAGTCCCATTTGGTGCATAAACTGTAAATACTACTGCATTAGCCCCTTTACTACCATTTGAACCCTTAATAGCTTTTGCCCAACTAAATGTTTTAGTAACTGTTTGACCATTTGAAGTAATTGCCAATGGAATTGTCCCACTATCTGCATTTCCCAAAGTAGCTCCTTTTGTAATTGATAATGTTAAAGTAACTACATTATTAGAAGTTGCTTGAGTTGCTGTCATTCCGCTTGGCAAACCTGTTGGAGTTGTTAAAGTACAACTTGTGATTGCTGTTCCTTTATAAGCTGTAATTGGAATAGTAATTGTTGTAGCGGCTGAAATTGGATGATTTGTACTTGCGTCTGCAATAATAGATTGCGCTTCATTACCAATAATTACTGATAAACCTCCCACGCCCGCAGCGCCATCTGTTCCTGCTTTACCATCATATAATTTACTAATTGAAATTATATCGTAAACATCAGTGTTCTCTGTTGATAATTTAATTGTAGCAACATCATCAACAAAAATTCCATGAGAAGGTTTAACATTTAAAGTCCCGCTTGTGATATTTGCATTATCAGATGTTGTTGGATAATCCACAAAATTTCCACTACTGTTTTTATATTGCCATCTAATTGTAGAAACACCTTGTATTTCTCCAGTCAAACTAATTGAATCTGGACCTATTAAAGTTTTATCTCCATTATATTTAAAAATTTGTGCCCCGCTAATTGTAGCCAATCTTGCGCTTGAAGCATTTTTTACTAAAGAATAAGAAATATCAGCTTGCGCATAAACCGTTTGTTTTGTTTGTGGGTCAATATATTGTATATAACATATATAAGTAACTAATCCTGAACTTGAACTTGATAATACATTTGTATTAACGGTTAATTTTCCACTACTTACAGTTTCTCCAGTTATAAGAGATGCCTCCGCGCCGGAACCATCTCTTCTTTTATAATTAATTGTTAAACCAGAGGCATTTAATTGCACTGCAGTTTGATTAAGGAAAATTGTAGGTTCAACTACTAAATTTGTAGTTGTCCAGTTAGGATTAAAAGCATTTGTATCTTGGTCTAAAATTTGTGTTTTTGGTAAATTTGATGTTAAATATACTGATAGTTGTCTACTATCTGATAAATCAACAATCGTAATTTGACCTGAAGCTTTTATTGCCATTTATATTCCTCCTTTACACTTGAATAGAACAGTTGAATGTTGCTTGTGAATCTACATCTGCTTGCGTTAAAGAAATTGTTGAACCCATACCTAAATGTGATTGATTCCAAACTTCATCTCCTTCTTCATCTTTTGAAACTCTAGTCCAAATAAAAGCAGAAGGTGATAATGTGTTAGTTATATCTTCCTGTCCTTTTCTTACAACTGCTGTTAAGACAGTGTCTATATTTCTATTTTTAAAAACATTTCCGTTTGATGAAAGAATAGTTATATTATAAGCTATTGTTCCATCTATTATATTATCTATTGTATCATTTTTACCTGCGTAATTAATTTTAAAGCCTTCTTGAGATACTTCAAAAAAAGTATGCCCATTCTCATTTAGACCTCTAATACCATATTTAATAACAGATTCGCCTTGTACAGTTTCTTCCCATTTACCTACCTGTACTCTTAAATTGCGGTCTTTCCCATTGATAGAAACCTCATTTGGTTGTAATACTTCTAAGCCGTTTTCAGAAGTTAATCTTAAAGCGCCTTCTTGTGCGTCTAAACTTAAACCGTTCCAAGCTAAACTCACAGCGTCTCTATAAACTTTAAAGCTTTCTGTATAAATATAATCATCAATAAAAAATGGTAATTTATCTAATTCTTCTATAGTTGTAGTTACATTTTCTCCAAAGGTTGCTGTTAAGTCAATCAACATTGGCTGAGTTAGTTTTAATTGCCAATTAGATTGAATTTCTGATAACATAGCAGAAACTTCATATAAATTTTGATTATTTGCTCCACTTAGCATTCCACTAATTGTTATCATACCATCATTTATAAAATAACTTATTATTTTTGAATAATTTTGTAAACCTGCAATTAATTGATGTTGAATATTTCCATCCACATTTTCTAAACCAACTGTTGCCCTATAATAATATTTATGTGTACTATCAATATCAATTGTATGATGTGTAATATTTAAATTTCTACTACCTACATTTTGAGTGCTTACAAGACAATTATAATTGCCAACTGGCTCAATGTCAAGTGTTGCATTTTCATCTGTACTCCATTGATTTGTATATGTGCCTAAAAAGTTAGGATTTTGAATTAAATTGCGGAATTGCGTACCTTCTTTACATTCTACTAATTGTCTAAACTGTAAACCGTTTTGGTTGTATAATACATAAGTATTAAAATCAGTTTGTTTATTCGCATCTTCTCCATAAGCATAAATACCATTTTCATTCCATAAGAAACGTGGTTGTGAACTATTCCAAATTTGAATTTGACGAGTATCTAATTTACCAACAGTCATTTTACTTGCATTTATATAACTTGGTGTAATCGCCGTTTCCCACTTGTAGTTACCATATTCATCATAACTATCCGCAATAAAAATACCATTTGAAGTAATTCTCATTTTGCCATAAACGCCATTTTCATTCTTTTCTTTGTTTGTAACTGTAATACCTGTTTCATCCCAAACCACGTCATTAAATTCACTTAATTTCAACTCAACTTTGTTTTGCATTAAGGTATCTTCTAATAAGTTTTTATTAATGTTTCCTGTTGCATCAGTGATTGTAGTTGCATAATCATAATAATCACCTTTATTTTGTAATTGAATTGTTGCCGCAGTAATTTTTTGAAACAAGTCTTCGAACTTATCTTTAAAATTGCTAATAGTAATTTCTGTATTTTGAGGTTCTAATAAGTTGAAAGAAACTGAATTAATAAATCCTACTAACCCATAAAATCTTAATTCTTCATCGTAAATTGGAATACGTGTTCCTGTAATAGGTTTAAAATTACTATAATTTTTAACAGGGTGCTCTAGTTGTGCTAAATTAACAACTGAAATAGTATAAGTTACTTGAGGAATTGAAGACTCTTTCATTGTATCTAAAGCGTCATTATAATAATATTTTGAAGTTACGTCATAATTACAATCCAAAATATAACTAGAAAACGCGCTTTCTTGGTCAAAAGACATTAATGGTACATTTGTAGTATATTGTAATTTAATTTTTGTATATACTTTACCATCAATCGTTTCTTTATAAGAATAATAATCAGTTCCATAAATTAAAGTATAAGTCGAATGTGTCAATTCTAAAGTTTCGTCATTAATATAATTAACTCCACCCGTATTAGCAGTAACTACAATTGAAGATAAAATAACATCTTCATGGTCAATTGTCAAAATCTGTTCTAGTGGAGAATAATACATTCTCGCGCGATTACCTAAATCATCAGTATAAGTTTGATTATTTAAATAATCTTCATATATATAATAATTTGTTCCACGCGCCTTTGCTCTAACATAAATTCTCGTATCTGCAGTTTGTGTAAATACAGTTCCATCTTCAGGCTCATAGAAATTAATATAAATACCTCTATTTATTAAACTATTCTCATCAGTATTTGTATAACCATATTCTACTGTATAGTCCGTTCCTTGCGTTGCATGAGTTGGTCCTTTAACATAGACTTTAAAGTTTTCATCGTACTCGCTGTTAACAATACTGTTGTTCATAACTTCAATGCTTTCAATATCGATTATATCATATAAATAAACATCTCGTTGAACTCCATCTACTTGCACTTGCCCAATAACCTTATTTGGAATTTTATAACACCAGTTATCAGTTGTCCATTGTTGAGTTGGTAACAATTGCTCAGTTGGTAATTCACTTGGTACTTCGTCTTTGAAAGTTTCAGTCTTATTCATATAGGTTGTATAACTTGTATCTTCCCAATATCCTTCTCTTACAAATGGAGCAAGTAAAGATTCAAACTCGGTTAGAACTTCTTGTTTCTCTAATTGTGCCAAAATTAAATTAAGCTTTAATTGGTCAACTTCAACTTCTTTCTCGTAAATTAAACCAGTTGTATCACCATTGTCGCGCCCACGTCCTAAACGTACTAGTTCAATTGTAGCTTCTGTAACTTTTGCTAACCAATATTGTTTTAGTTTAACATAAAATTCTAATGGATAATATTCTAAATCCATTCTAAACGCCGCATAATCTTGTGTATCGCCAATTTTACCATTTACAATTGAAGCTTCTAAAATAGTTTCTGTAATAGGTTCTACTTTATGAACTTTTAGTTGTAAATTACTAATTGTATCGTTAGTATATAAAGTACCGTTTAAATCAGCAATATTATTAGGTTCTCTAAAAGTCGCGGCGTTAGGTAAGTATTTTACCCCTGTTTCGCTGAAACGAATAATCGTATAACCCGCATCTTCATACAAATAAGCAATTCTATTCTCTTTCCATTGTGCACCTTTTGGAATAAGTGCCATTTCTTCCATTGCTTTATTTGCTTGTTCTAAAGCGCTATCTCTTTGCGCTAAATAATACTCGTATTGAGTTTTTAATTCAGTTAATTCTTCTTTTGCTTGATTTAATTTTTGAGAAGTTTCATTGATATATTTATTTCTAAAACGCATATTTTGTTGATAATCTTTAATTAAATCTTTTGTTCCCTCAATTGTGTGCTCTTCAATTGTAGGAGTAGCAAAATCAGTTGCGTGAAAAGTCATTGATAAATCAGGATTAATTAACTGTTTATTTTTTAAATCCGTATCTGTTCTTTCATCGCCTAAATACCAGCTGAAATCTAACAAATAGTTCTCTTTCATATAGTTCTTTTCATTATTTGCAATTGCTACAATTCCATTATCCGTATTAGGATTTGTTAGCGGCGTTACATACATTTTTGTAACTATTTGTGAATCATCTACTTGACGAGAAATGCTTTTTAAATTCTTTGTATATCTTACTGAAAATAAAGCATCTTCTGGAATATCATTTCTGAAAATAATTGTCTTACTTTTAACTTTCTTATTTTCATATGTAATTTTGTAGTCTGCCCAAACTTCAAAACTTTCGCATAAATCTTGTGTTAAATTCCAGCGATTTGATTTTTCAGCTTTGATAATTCTTTCTTTAATATCGTATTTATCTTTTTTAATTGGATTATTATCATCGTCGTAATCTACAATTCTATCGTTTTCATAAAATTGATTATTTTGACGATTGTCTTCAGCCATTTCTGTATCAACGTCATAATAGCTTTTAACTTCATAATTCCAATCTGTATTTTCCACAATCTTACTTGCCCAAAAATGAATATCAGAATCAGACACGCCTATTGGCTCTGAATCTGGGTCACTTGGGTCTACATTATCAGGATATATATAAAGAGTTTCTTCACTAAAAGTTAAGTTGTAGCCAGTTTGGCCAAGTTCAAACTCAGCCAAACTCATACAATTTATATCAACCATTAATTGGTCACTTTCAGAGTGAGATTCACTATAATCTCTTAATACAAACTCTTCTATCTCTTCTCCTTTACGCTCAACTCTTATTTTATATTGGTTAGTAATATATTGCCAACGAATATTATCTACATATTGATTAGTTTTAATATCAAAATGTCTAAGTGGTAAACTTAAAGATAAGGTCTTCGCGCCGTTTGCATTTACAGTAAGAATAGGATTAGAACACTGTCCGATAAATTCTTTATCAGAACTGTAAAGTAAATCAATATATTCATCATCATGAGAATATAAAGAAATTTTTAAATCACTATTCATCTCCTTTTCCTCCTTTTATATATAAGTATGTTTCCAATCTACATACACATTTTTTAATCTATAATCTTGCGCGCTTGAAGCTACTGATAATTTGTTAAAAATAGTATTTTCAATTGCGCTATTACTTATCGCTGTTATAGATGTAGGAAAAGGTTTTAGATAGTCTACAAATTTGCAGTTAGCAAGTGAAAGGAATGATTGTTCATCATTAAATTTATTTAGGCTAATTATTTTAGTTTTATCTGTTTTGTGTTTAACATAAACTTCACAAAGCTCACTATCTATTTCAATTTGCCAATTATCTAAATTACCGTCATAAATATCTAAGAAAGGTTTGAAATTAGAGAAATTGCTAATACTAATTAAAGACTCTTCGTTTAGTATTTGAATACCATTGTCAGTTAATTTACAACTTTCAATTTTTATTATTAATGGACTATCTTCAGCTGGAATAATTAAGTCAAAAATTAAGTTTAAATTCGCGCGAGAAGTACCTGCATTATATAAATAAACTGGTCTATTTGTACTAATTCCAGATGTTGTTGCATCTCCACTTTCTACATCTGTGAAAGATTTTAAATAAATATCGTTATCATTATAAATTGTTTCATTTTCTAATAAATTACTTGCTGTAACCCATGGAATTATAGTATCACTATATTTATCTTTATAAAAAATATCCTTTTCAATTTCAACATCTTCATAATTAGAATTAATACTATAACCATAATTGTCTGCGCAAATAAACTGTAAAATTAATTCACCTTTGTAAACACCAGAAACTATTTTTTTATTACCAACTTGTATTGTTTCTTCAATAAAAGGAACAAAACTAAAATCTGGTTCTGTATTTAAAGAACACCAATAAAACTTATGTGGTTCTTCTGAAAGAATTAACTTATTAATTTTGTTAGGATTTAACCATTGTTTTATTTGATTAACATCATGCATTGTTACTTTATCAAATGCAATATTCATGTTAAATACTTTCTCCCCTATTTGTGTTTTCCATTTATATACTCCAGTTTTTCCAGCGACTGTTGTAGTATTAGGATTTACATTTCCATAAATAGGAGGAGAATAGCGGTCTCCAGCAGAGACCACTACTAGATTAAATTCACTTGCCCAACGGTCACCGAATTTAAAATCTATAAAATTTCTATCCATTTTTACCTCCTTCTATTGATTTTCATATTGTTTCCACTTGTTGCATCTCTATAAATTGAATCTTTAACTGTTTTAACAACTTTATCAATTGAGTCTGTGTCTGCAAGTTCTTTAACATCTATTGTTAAGTTTTCAATTGTAATGTTGTCTCCAGTTTCTCCATCTCCAGAATTAATATTTGGCATTTTGACTAATGCGTCTCTTAAAGTTTCAAACAATGCAGTTTGTTTAGCATTTAAGAAAGCTTCTGGACTATTATTTGTACCGTCAACCCAAGCTGGTCCTGTGAAGTTTACATAACCACCTTTTTTATATGCAGTTAAATCAGATAAATTAAACCAACCTGTATAGCCACTAGATAATTTATGATGACGTACTAACGCACGGTTTCCAATAATTTGTAATACTTTATAAATTGGATCATTAGCATAATATTGAGAACCTCCCCTACTTCCTGTTGAACTTGTGTAAATTCTTGCTCCGGAACTTGCTTTTACTCTAGAACCAACTCCCACTGTTCCTCCACTTCCTGAACTTGTATTAGTAGCAGGCGGTGGTGTAGTAACTACTGGTGGTTTTGGTGGTTTTTTTGTTGGCATTGTATAAATTCCTGACGCACTTAAATTTCCTGTGTTATATCCTTTGTCGGTTGTTTTACCAGTAAGAATAGCTAAATATTCAAATAAACCTTTCATTGTATTAATAAATACAGATGTTCCTTCTGCAACTGCACCACTAATTGCTTCTTTATTATCTGCCGCAGCTTGAGATAAAGTACCAACTACGTCAGTAACCGGTGCATTGACAAATTCTTTTAAATCTTCTCTAAAGTTGCTTGCAATATATTCACTGCCGGTTTGTAATCCTGCAGAAGCTGTTTCGGTTAAATCTTGTAATTCCTCTAAATTCTTTTGTTGAGCTTCTTGAGATTGATTTTTAAATTCATCTGTACTTGCTAATAAACCAATAACTGTTGCGTTTCCCTCATTAATATAACCTTGAGTTTCTTGCCAATAAATACCGTTTTCGTCTTTAAATGTTAATAAGTTTTCCATTTGAGTAATTTGCATTTGTCTATCTTCTTCTCTTTGTTGTTGTTCTCTTGCAATTCTTTCCATTTCTAAATCAACATTAGTGTCGGCTTGTGCTTGAAGTTGTTCATTAATTTGTCTTTGTAATTCTACTAATTCAGAATTATATTGCCCAGAATTATCTTGCTGTAAAACAGATAATCTATTTTGCATTTGAGTTAAATTTTGTTGGTCTTGTAATTTTGAACGAGCATCTCTCGCATCGCTAATTCTTTGTTGTAATTTAGAATAATACTCATTATCTAACGCATTCATTTTAGCATATTTTTCACTTAAATCGTCAATTTCTTCTTGGTCTAATCTCATTAACTCATCATGAACTTGTTGTTTTAAATCTATAATAGCATCTCGTTTAGCTTCTTCTAGTTCTTCAATTTGAGAAATATAATCATAGAATTTATCATTTAATTCTTCAATTTGGTCATTTGAATCATAATATAATTGATAAAGTTGTAATAAATCTGCGCGTTGACTTTCTGTTAAGCTGTCGCTTTCTTCAATAGCCATTTTATTAATATAAGCTACTCCATCAATCATATCAACATATTGCCCATAATCTTGCATTAAAGTATTTAAAATCATTTGATTATTATCTTTTAAATCTGATAATAAAGCTTTAGCATGTGTTGCTGTTTGTGTTAAATATTCAAATTGCTTATCTAAATTTTCAGATTTAACTCCAAATAAATCATTTTCAGTTCCAAGACTTTCAATTTTTGATTCATAAATTCCATAAAATTTATTCATCTCATCAGTTGCTTTTTCAAAAATTTCATCTATTGTAGAAATTCTTTCTTCAAGCAAGTCTTTTAATGCTTCTCGCGCATCCATTAGTTGCCCATTTGATTCTTGAAGTGAATCTGTAACCTTTTGGCTTGCTGCTGCAACCGACTCAACCCAAGAAACTATATCTTCCCAATTGTAACCTTGAGCTTCATATTGTGCTTGAGTTTCAGAATTCATTTTAGCATTATTAACTATGAATTTTTGCAACGTTTCGTCCCAAGTTAATAAATCCTTAAATGCACTTCCGCTTACTAAATCAGTTAAAGTTGCAAAATCTCCTTCTAAACGTTTAACAGCGTCATCTGCAAATAATAACATATCTGTTGTTGTTTTAATTTGTTCAGAAAGTAAAGGTAATTTATTAATTGAACCAAAATTCATTGTAACTTTATGCTCTGAAATACTATTTATATATTCAAGTCTTTCTGTCACATCATTTAATCTTTGTAACATCTTATCATACATTGAGTTAATATTTTCAACCATTGTACTTTGAATTGAATATAAAGTATTTTGATTTTCAAGCATTGTGTTATATTCATTTTGATATTCATCTAAAAGTTCAGAGAAGGCATTGTAACGTTCTTCTTCTTCCTCAGAATTAATTGCAAATTCAGTTTGTTTTACTTGAACTAAGCCATCATTTGTAAAGTAAACCCAATCACTATAAGCTGATGATAATGCACTACGTAATTCAGCTAAATATTCTTTTTCATCGTCGATATAGTTTCCATATAAAATAGATTGTTGTCTTAATAATTCGTTTTCTTCTTTTAAATCATCTATATAATAATTTTTAGTTGCATCAATTAAATTACGTTTTTCACGAATTTTATTGATTTTAGCTTCAAGTTCTTCAATTTGGCGTAAATAATTGTAAAAATGTTCTAATTTTTCTACTAAAGGTTCAAAACTGTCTTCAGAACCACCACTGTCGCTTACTCCAGCAATATTAGCTAAATTTTTACCCATTTCAAATTGGTATTTTCTTAATGAGCCAATTGATTTTTCTAAAATTGTTTTTTGTTTTTGATAAGATTCTAACATTGATGTTAAACTACTATTGTCTGCTGATGTAATTGTATCTAATAAACTATCATATTCCTCTTTATCAGTCTTTTTAATTTCATCTGTACTTACACCTGTTTGAGCATCATAATGAACAGTAATTCCTGTTAATACAGATGCTGTCGTAGACCCCGCCGCAGTTTCGCCACTAGCCATTCCCTTTGCAATTTTTGCACGTTGATTTTCAACATTTTGCATAATTTTTATAATTGCATTTTGCCAATTTTGCCAGTTTAAAACACTTATTTCTAAGTTTTCACCTTCCGTTTCTACTGTTTCCTTTGTGCTGTTTGATAAATCTTCATTATACGCTGCTGCTGAAGCAATAATATTTGCTTTATCATCTAAGTTTTGAGCTTCTGCGACTGTTTGCGCATTACCTGCGTCAATTTGTGCTTGGATTAAACCTATGATAGCGTTTGTTCCTTCAAGTCGAGTTTCTAACTCCTGAATTTGTGTTTGAACTTTAGTTTTAGCTAATTCAATTACTTTTTGTCTATCAAATTCTAAATATTGACTTTCTAAATCTAAAGCTTCGATTAAGCTAGGGTCATTTGCAATAGCTTGTGCTACATCAAAATATCCACTTGCTCCTTTATCACAAAGTTCATAGGCTACGGCAACTTTCTCTAATTCTCCATACACTTGTCCTGCACTAGCAAAACTTTCAAATACGGCCAGATATTTTTTCTGCAAACCTGTAGTTTTTTCTTGAATAGCCTCTATTGCATTTAAAGTTTTTTGATAGCCTGATTGTATATCTTTATTTGCGTCTACTTGGTCTTTTGCATATTGTTTAGTTGCATCACGAATTTCTTTTAACTCATCAACACTTTTGTCTGAATAGTCTTCGTAAAACATTACTAAAGAATCGCTGATTTGACCTTCTTCCATTAATTTTTTAATTTCTTCTTCAGAAAAATTTTCTCCACCGTTGTAAGATTGCGGACGGGCCGCGGTTTTACCTATAACTTTACCTTGCACATCCAAAATATCTATATACCAATTTTTTTCTTCTGCAAGCTGAGTGGCGGTCTCTTTTCCTCTTTCACGAGCAATATCTATAATATCTTGCTCACTTGCATAAATTAATCGTCTTATTAAATACGCCTCTTTTAATTCTTCATTTGCCGCATCAACTTCATTTAAAGATGATAAATATTCTCGTTGCGAACTTAAAGCTTCTCCTTGTGTAGTTTGTACTGCTGCATTTTTTTCATTTAAAATTGCTTGTCTTTCTGATTCTGGCATATTTAAATGTGTACCAGTATACATGCCTAAACCTATTGGCGCACCAATTACTGTTGCAGTTAAAATACCTGCAATTTTGTCGGTTTCATAAAGACTTTTCATTTCATTCCAAGTATCTATATAATCTTGTGTTGCTTCTTCATATTTATCCCAAGATTCATTATATTTTTTTTCTGCTTCGTCACGTTTTTCACTTGCATATGCAAATTCATTTTCTGCTTGCTCAACTAAAGCGTTGCCATAGTTTGAATAAAAATCAATTTGTTCTTGTAGCGCATCTTGTTGTGCTTTAAAAGGCGCTTTCAATTCATTAAAACGAGCATCTGTTTGACTAATTAAAGTACTTAAATCTAAACTTAATAAATTACTATTACCAATTGTACTAATATCTTGAATATTATATGTTCCATTAATTAGACCAGAAATAATATCCATTTGAGACATTTTACCAGTCCATGCTCCATCTTCTAATAAAGTCGATAATTTTTCAAAAGCGTTTTTTGCCAACTCAACTTGTTCTTCTAATGTTTCTAATCCAGCTATGGTTTCTTGTATAATATCTAAAGCTTCAATTTCAGTATGATTTAAATTTTGTATAAATTCTTGTAAACCTGCCGTACCATTTGTAGCAACAGCATTTAAAATTTGTTGTTTTAAAGAATCATCTTCAAAAATAGACGCAATTCCTTTAAAATATTGCTTTTGCTCTTGTTCACTTAACATTCCAAAATTGTCTGGATTAAAAATATGTTGTAAAGTGTCTCTAGGTAAAATATCTGCTAATTCAGTAGCTAAAGAATTGCTTATGCCAGTGTTGTCTACAATACTTTGAATTGTACCTGCTCGAGCAGTATTTAAATTGTTTTGATAATGACTTTTAATTGTATTATCAATATTAGCATCATTAATTATATTCGCAATTTCAGAGTAACTTAAAGTTTTATCGTTGATTTGTGTTTGTATATTCTTATAATTGTCCAATTCTCCTGTAGTTAAAGATGCAATATAACTAGTCATTGTTGTCATTTGATTATGATAATCTGTTAAACCATCTAACCATTCTTCAGCAGTGGCATAAGTATTATTTAAGTTATCTATTAAAGCCGCACTATAATTTTGTAAAATACTTGATTGTTCACTGTTTAAATTATAACTTTGAATTAATCCGCTTTCAACTTCACTATATAAAGAACGTGCATTTGTAGTGGCTGCATTAGCATTATATCCATCTCCAAAAGTAGTATTTATCCAACGGCCACCTTTACTTGTTAAATCATTTTCTTCTTTTGCTGTTTTTAATGCTGCAGCAATTTTTTGTTCTCCTGCAATTTTATTTTGTCGTGCAATATAATCATCCATTACTGCAATATTATCTTTAAAAGCATCTATATTTAAAGTTAAAGCACTACCTAATTCAGCAGATACTTTTGTAACTTCTTCAGTAATTTCTTTTAAGCGTTTTTCTTGGTCTGCGGTTCTATCTACAGTATTAGCTAATTCTGCATACTCATCTCTTAATGCCTGAACATTTTCTGCTTTTTCATTTGATTCTTCGGCCATTTCAGCCAACTCTTCCGCGCTAGTAACTGCAGCATCAACTGCACCGCTTATTAATTCAAATACTTTACTTGCGACCCACATTGCAGCCATTTGCATTGCAGCTACTGCCAATGCTTTCCCAAATGCTTGTGTTGCTACTTTTGCTGTAGTTAAACCTTTTTTAACTTGTTTCCCCGCTTTTGCCCCTATTGTTTTAAATTTTTCCATTCCAAAAGGCAAATCGGCAATTTCTAAATTAAGATTTTCTATTTCTTTTCTTAATCCTTCTATTTTTAAAGCATCAGGTAAATTATTTAAATCAATGTTACCCATTTTTTCAGATTCTAATAAAGCTCTAATTCCATCTTTATTTTTATTTACTTTATGCTTAGAAAATTTTCCATCACTATCTTGGCTAAGACTAGTTAATTGAGTGAATAAATTTGAATTTTCTCCAATGTTTTGAGCATTTTGATGTACTTTATTAACTACATTAATAGCTTTTCTCGCTTGTGCAATAAAACTTGTTAATCCACCGGCAGTTAATAATGGTCCCATTTTAGTCAATACTTTAAGAATTTCAGCTAAAAAATCATATAAATGAACTAAAACTCCATTCCCTTGAGTAATCTCATTAAAGAAGTTTTGCCATTGATTCGTTAATCTATTTGTTGAAGCTTCCAAACTATTAGAATATAATGCAAATTGTTCTTGCGCTTTTCCAGCACTATTAGAACCTTCTGTTACTAGCTCTAATGTTCTTTCGTAATCATTCATTAAAGCATAAAAACGAGATTGTTGACGAGTACCAGCAATCGCTGTTGCTAAATAAGCTTTTTGATTTCTATTTAAATTTTCCCATTTTCCACCTAATTCATCAATTACTTCACCTAAATCTCTAACTTCTCCATTAGCATTAGTTAAACTAATTCCTACAGACTTTAATGCTTTATCAACCTTGTTTATATCACTGCCTTCTTCAGTTAAACCACTTGGGTCTTCTTTAAACTGTGTAAAATTAGCAACGATTGTTTTTAACGCAGTACCAATGTTTGTAGGCGCTTCACGTGTTGTTTCAATCATTTTTGCTAAATAACCCATCATATGGTCTAAGTCTAACCCTGCACTTGCCGCTGAAGATGCAACTTTTTCAATCGCCGTTGATAATTCCCCAAAGTCAGCTGCAGAAACAATAGCTATTTGAGAAATTTTATCAGTTACCATTAAAGCATCGTTTGCAGTTAAATTATAAGAATTTAATATTGATGTTAAAGTTTCTGATGCCTCTGCCATTGTTGACTCACCAAGAGCTGCAGCTATTGCAGATGCTTCAACCATTTTATTAACTTCTGATGTATTTAAACCTTGTTGATAAAATAACTTCATTGATTGAGTTACTTCTGAAGTAGTAGTATTTAATCTATCAGCCATTTTTGAATAAGTATCAAAATTTTTCCATACTTGTCCTGAAGTTTTACCTAAAACTAAACCAATTTGAGTCATATCTTTGTCCATTTCTTTAGTAACATTTACTGCCTCAGTGATTTTTCTAGTCATTTGGTCAAATACATAATTTAAAGATAAAAAGTATCCTATTTTATTTTTAATATCGTCAAAAGTACTTCCTAATAATTGAGTTTGTTGACTTGCATTTCTAATAGAATTTGCAGTTTGATTAACCGCAGGGACTAACGATTTTACCTCTTCACGAACTTGTTTTATTTTCCCCTTTCCAGCTAAGTCACCAATGTGTTTAACTTGATTAAGTAAATCTTTGTTAGCTAGACCATGCGCTGCTTCAAGATAAACTTTATTTTCATCAGCTAAATTAATATAATCAACGGCTTCCTTCTTTTTTCGCTCCGTTGCTTTGCTTTTTCTACCTGGTTGATGTGCAATTTCTTCTAAAAAAGTTTGATATTTTTCTACTTTTAAATTAATTTCTTGAATTGCAGTTTCTAATAAGTCGTCTCCTAAATTACGAATTAAACTTACTTTTGTTTCAATTTCTTTTAAAAAATCATTTAATTGACTATCGCCAACATTTTCTATGTTTTTAATAAGCGAATCTAAATGAGCCAATTGAGTTTCGTAAGCAACTGCGGAATTATAAGTTGGAGAAGTAATATCTAACTGACCATTAGTAAAAATTGATTGAGTAGCCATTGTAGAAAAACGTTGTGCTTTCCTTGAAGTATAATTTTGCATAATTTCATCTTTATCTTCTTTTGAAAGACTTTGAACTTTCTCTTCTACAACTCTTCTTGTTTCTGCTCCATCTTCTTTAGTTGCTTGAACACCTATCTCAGCACCAGCTTTAACATCTTGTTCATCCGCAGCTCTTTCAGATTGAGTTGCTAACTTTTTGTTTGTTGCGTCCATGTCGCTCAACTCGCCATTGCTTATTTTAATATCAGCATCGATTTGACGTAATAAAGCATTAACAGTGTTTGTTGCATTGTTAATAATTGTTTCAACACCAGTTTCTGTTAATTGATATTGTAAATTTGCAACACTTTTATTTGTTGCTGAATAACTTGCATTCAATGACTGTTTAGACGCATATCCACCTTGATTAATTACTCTATTTTGTGCAACTAAACCTGCATTTTCTGCCGCAGTAATTGCCTCTCTAATTCTTTGTTGTTCGCGCAATCTAGCATTTAATTCTGTTTCATATTGTAAAGCATATCTACTTTTATCATTAGAAAATGTTGATAAAATATCTTTTCTTATGCGGTATTGCTCTTTTAAAGTGTTTAAATCTTTAATGTTTTCTAAATTATAGCGTTTAGCAATATTAATTGCTAATTCATTTTGAGTATTTATATCTGTTTCATCTTGTTCAATCTCTTTAATTAAACGTAACATTTCAGACAAACTTTGTTTTTCTTGGTTGTATTTTTCTGCACCTAATTGTCTTTGTACCTGACTATCACTTAAAGTTTTAGTTCCTTTTAAATTAGCATAACTAACAAAGCCATTATCTTGAGCTACTTTATTTGCAGCATTTTGGAAAGCTTTTGCACTTCTTTCTCTTAAATTGATAATATCTTCTAATTTTTCTTTTTGTTTGTCTAATTTTTGATTTAATTGCTCAATTTGTTTGTTTACTAAATCATCAACGCCTGTTTTTGCAAGTTGCTCTCTTTGCGCTTTTAATTCTTTGTTTTTTGCAAGTAATTTGTCATAGTTAGCAATTTCTTTATCGTAAACTTTACCCGTCTTTTTTTGATATTCTTCTTTAATTTTTAAAACGGCCTGTTCTTGTGCCTTAACTTGTGCAATATATTCTCTTGAAAATTTTTGCCATTGAGAAGTACTTAACCCTGAATATAATTTTTCAGTTTTAGCAACAATATTTGCAATAGCGTCACCTGCCTTCACTAAATCTTTTAATTCATCATCGCTAATAACAGATTTAGTTTGCACTTTTTCTAGCACTTTATTATATCGTTTTAATTCTTCTTGCGCATTAACCAATTGTTTGGTCATTTTATCGCCAAAATCGAATTCATTAACAATTTTTTGTAATTGATTAATAAAACTACGACTATTACTTAACTGTGCTTCTGCACTAATTCGTAAATCCGCTGTAACATGGTTACGTTTTCCCATTCACGTTTCACCTCTTTATTTTAAATTATTTAAAACTATTTGTAATCTAATAGCCCCTACAACAATTTCTGTATAAACTTCTTGTCCAGCATAATAACCTATATGTTGTACATAACTATTGTATGGACTTTCTGTAGTATAAGGAGCATTTATCTTTCGCTCATAATATTCATCTTGATTTATTTTTGTTTTTGAACTTATTGATACTTTTAAATTTGCACTTTCATTATATAAACTTTTTAATACGACTGACATAGGTAGAAATCCAATATTGGATATAATTAAAAAATCTACATTTTGACCTGCAATACCAAACTGATTATCTACCACTAATTGAGTTCCAAACCAAGCTGCCGCCAATCCTTTTACAACCTGTAAAAATTCTTGAGCGGGTTCACTTTTGCTGAAATTAGTTTTATTTACCGCTTCATTAATTAAATGATAATAATAATTATTGGAGCGTAACTTCTTACTAATTATTTGTAAATCACCTGCAATTTGTTGATTTTTTAATGCTTCAATTCTTGTAACAAAAGTTTCAAATGAACCTCCGCTATGTAGAGTTAAATCATTTGGCAATGTAACATTATTCGTTAATGGGTCTTTTTCCCATTTGTAATTTTTTGCCTGAAAACCAATTTCTAAATCACCTATTTTAGCAGTAACGTCTGATTTTACAAATCTATTAAAACTATCTAAGTCAGTTCCAGTAAGTTGCACCTTGTCAACTTTACCTAACTGCGCCAAAAACATTGCTAAACATCTTTCAAGCAATTCGCCTTTCCAATGACCTAACGTTGCTTTTGATACCTCAGCTCCAGTCCTCATTTTGTTTTGATTAGTTCTATTTTCAACAGATTTTATTACTGAAGCCATTTCGGCGCCTAAAGTACCACTATTTACAATTTTATATAAGTTATTTTGATATTCTTCTGAAAATTTTTCAAAATCTGCATTAAAAGCATCTTCAATAGCTTTTTCCATTTGTGTCTTTGTTGTTTTACTTATCTTTGTTGATAAAGAACCATCATTTACAACTGATTTTAAAGCCTCTGAAATAACTGGATATATATTATTAAAATGACCACCAATAAAATTAGCAACTGCAGCATCTGAAAAATACTGTTCTTCTAGCTCTTTTACATTTTTAATATCTAATTGTGCATAAAATTGTTGTTCACGTTTTTCTTGTTCGCTAATTAACTTTTTAGCAACTTGTTCAAGTCTAGATTGATAAATTATTTTATCATAATCACTAACGTCTTTAAAACGGTCATAATGACTAAATAAATAACCTGCTTTTTCTAATTCACTTTGTTTTATTCTTGCCGCATTAGTCATTTGTAAATAACTATCACTATTTTGATAAAAGTCTATAATTCTCACCTTCTTTTTGTAAAATTCCAACAAAAAAAACGGGTTAGTCAAAAGACTAACCCGATTTATTCTTCTTTAAATATCATTATCAATATCATCACTCAATAGATACATTTTGCTTACTATCCATTGATTTTTCTCCTTTATTGGTAAACCAATTACATTAAAGACCGAAATTGTCGGACTTGCCTTTTCTCCCATCATTATGTCTAAATTAGATGTAATTTTCATTTTTGGTATCTCAAATAAAAACGTCTTATTTAGCCCAGTAACTTCATCTTTAAAGTATGCTTTACCTTCTAAACAAAGAATTTCATCAATTTTTTCACTACCAATTATATAATTAGTATAAGCATTTGTATATTCAAAATAATAATCAATAACAATTTGTTTATTATTGTATTGCTCTCCTACAATAATTTTTCTTCCGTCAACTGTATAACTTCTTATTTCTTCTTCTGTAACTCCATCGTCATTTAAAGCATAAATGAATAATTTTTCAGTTAATGGTGCATGCATTGCAGTTACATATCCACCATAAACCGTTAAAATTTCTCTTTTTGGAACTTTCTTTATCATTTCTCCGGCTTCTCTTTCGAAAGCTCCAGCATTAGACAATATGCTAAAACTAGCTTTAGATAATACTCCTTCTGTCAATCTAAAACGAAAATCTCCAAAATTCTCCCAAACAACATGTGGATAATTCCCGTGTCCTCCACGCGCCATTACTAAATTTGTATTTTCTTGTAATTCGCTAATTTGGATTTTTTCAAAATATAAGATTGGCTCTCCGGCTCTATAAAATCTTGTTCCAATAGTTGTATCTTTATAAGCTCTAATAACAACTGAGTTTAACTCTTTTAAACCAAAATATTGTTGTATATTTTGCATAGTGTCCTCCTAAAAACAAAAAAAGAGGGAATAGGATGACTCCTATTCCCTTCATTTTATTTTAACTTACATAGAAACTGTTGGCATATTATATTTAATCATTTTAAACATAGCACCATTGTCGTCTCTTAAAACTCTTAATGGTAAGTTAAATGTAGCTGGGTCACCTTCAGCTTCCATTGTGAATGTTACTTCAGATTGGATTTTAGCTTTTTCGATTACGAATTGGAATGGTTCGTCTTCCCCAGTTTCTTTACTTCTTACGATTGTATCTCCAACTACTCTATATGTTCCACCGAATTTACCAGCGTCTATAGTAATTGTTAAAGCACTTCCGTTTGTTCCATCAACTTCTGTTTTATAGAACACTCTAATTAATTTTCCTTCGTCAGCTGCTTCTCCAACTGTAATTGTAGCTGCTGCTGCAACTTTTACGTATTCTCCTTCAGCTTCATCTAAGTAACTTACAGATGTTCCTGTTTTTGGAGTATAAGATAATTTTACTTTACCTTCAGCATCAATTGTTAATTCTTCATTAATATCAATTGTAGCTTTAGATTCTGCAGATGCAACGTCAATTCCAGCTCCCATTATTGTTCTTAATGATGCAGCTGAGAATAAAGCATCTTCTAATGTTACATTAACTTCTTTGTTATAATCCCAAGAAATTAATGCTGGGTTACCCCATCCACCTCTAGCTTCTACGTTTTCAGCTGTTGTTTCAATTGTAGATACTTTTAATGTGTCTAAAAATAAAACTGGCATTCCTGTTTTTATATCATAAAAAGTAACGTTTGCAACTTCTTTTAAACCATATTGTTCAAAAATGTTCATTTATTTTCCTCCTTTATGACTTTTCTTTTTCTATTGGTCGTAACCAATATTCAATTTTAACCTTTTTAGGGTCTGCGCCTGCCAATATAGACTGTCTAGCATTTTCATACTGTTCAATCATTTGCATACGCTTAAATTGGTCATTAAACGCGTAGTATGTTAAATCCCATACATTAATCGCATTTAAACCATTGCCTTTGGCCGCAAGTGAAGCAACCAAATCAATAAAGTTCAAATTAGAGTCAGAGTTTTTCTTTTCTCTAATTCTTCTTCCTTCTTTAATCTTTTTAATTATTTGCGCGGCTTTAGCGTCAGACGGATTGTTCATTCTTTCTTCAGCACTGCTTTTATTTACCATATTTTGCTCAATGATAATCGCACAAACAGTATTAAAATCTTCTTCCATTAATACACGACCTTCATTAATTTCTCCTAGAACTATAGCCTCATTATCTACGAGAACCGTGATGCGTTCTTCATGTAAGAAAAATTTAAAAGCTTTTTCCAAGTTTTCAAAATACTGTTTATCTTCATTAGCATTAATTAAAGTAAATTGAAAAGGAGTTAACCTTTCTTCCACACCTTGCTGTTGTAAGAATTCGTCAATATCTTCTTTATCTAATGTAAAAAGATTAAGATAACTGTAAAAGTTTTTCGCGCCAATAGTCGCTATTTCTCTCACAGTTACTGGATAGACTTTACATATATTGCCAATTTGTGTAGGAATACCTACAAAAAATTGTTCTTTATTAATTAAATTCTGTATGTCCATATTCTAACGAATAACCTGCCAAATATGGCGATACCACCAAACGAGTAGACCTTTGAAAAGATAAGTTACCTATTCCCGCCAACTTCTTTTCATTAAAATCTTTATCAATCTCATTCATCATTAAGTATGGTCTTAATGAATTAGCATTAACAACCCATCTATCCATTGGGCATAATACATCAAAACGAATTGTCGCTTGTTTAAAATCCGCATTTTGAGGGTCAACTATATAATCATCTAATAAAACAACTATATAACAATTTTTATCTTGGTCCTCATCTGGGATTTTCGGTGTTATCAATATATTTTTATGTAACAATTTGTCTTTTTCTTCTTGAGTTAAATCAGGTTGATTCAAAGGGTCATCGTTAGTGTACTTAATCAGTTTTAATAGGTTTTGATTGTTTAAAATTCTATCAACAATTTTAAAAATATCTTCCCCCATTACTTCAAATCGTCTTTGTGTTTTTTCAGCCATAATTCACCTCACATCCATAAGCTTGTTACATTGACTGTTTTTGTTACAACAGAACCATCTTCAAAAGTACATTCTATCATAATCGAACCAGTTTTATTTTCCGTATTTGCTGTAATAGTTACTGATGAACCATTAATTTCATACGATTGTAATACTTCATCTATATCAGTTATAGTAAACGTTGCCGCACTAGGTTCTTCAACACCATTAATAATTTTAACAGCTGAAAGAACTTTTGTTCTACCCCATTTAATACTAGAATCTCCTTGAAGATTATAATAATAATTATCTTGAGTTTCTGCGCCAACCGTAATTGTTAAATCTTTATAAATTTCATTGTTTTCTTCCATACAAACTCTTAATTTAACCGTACCTTCTTTGTTACAAGTTAATTTTAAGTTTTCATCAATTGAAATTAGATTTTTACCTTGAATTACTTCAACTAAAATTGCATCTGAATATTTATTTCCATTTAAGAAAATTTCACCATTAATTTGGTATTCATCTCCTACTCCTAATTCAATTTCAGTTTTTCCAATTTCAATTTCAAATTTATTTAAATCAACAATATTAGCAATATTGTTGTCTAAATCGTCATTATATAAATCTTTCTTATCTTCAGTTAAAGATAAATAAATAATATTTTTTACACTAATATAATCACTTTCTACTACAAACCATGCGGTTTCATCAATTAAGAATTTTTGTCCTAATTGAATATCTCTACGAGAAGTAATAATTTCCAAATATTTATTTGGCTGTGGCGTAATCATATTGTTCCAAGTTCTAAAATTAGGTTTAATCTTCTCATCACTTTGCGCTACTAAATAACAAGGTGCTTCTTGAAGTATACCATATTGATTAATCCATTTAATACTATGTCTACACTCAATTCCTTCAAATTTATCATAAGCATTAATAGTATCAATTTCTTTTCTTATCATTAACCAAATAGTATTATCCCAATATAAAAAATCACCTATTTTTACTCCATCTTCAATTGCACATAAAAAATATCTTCTTGTAAGAGTATCACTTTCTTTACTCTCAATTGTAGCAACTTTAGTTTGTGTACCAGTTGCCTTATTAATATAAACTTCTATTGCGTTTGGTGAACTTTGTAGGAAATATTTAAAATCATGGCGCGCTTGTGCTTGAACGAGATTTTTAAATCCTTTACCATGATTTTTTCCTCTTTTTTCAAATACTTGATAATAATCAGTCATTAGTCCATACTATCATAGATACTTGAGATTAAATTCATACATTCAAAAATAGTTTTTCTAAAGTATGAAAATCTTAAATATCTTAAAGAGCTGATTTTTGCGCGCAATGTATAATAATTAATTGACGCAAGCTCATCTTCTAAACCAATTAGTTCAATTTCGATAGTACCAAGAAACTTTTCCCATTCACCACGTTTCTCACGTTCGCCTAAAAGTCCATATAATTTATCTTTAAGCTTATCTCCATAAGCTACTTTAAAAACTTTATTATTCACTATTTTCCTCCTCCTGCTAGCTGTGACCAATTGAAAGGAGAGTGATTTTGCATACGACTATAAACATTTGTCATATTTAAAACTTCTCTATTTGATAACTCAACTAAATTAATTAGTTTGGCCATATGATTAGCTTGAGATAGGAATTCAAAATCTTTAGTATGATATTGTTGTTGAATTACTCTCCAAGTTGCTAAACATCTCTTTAACCATTCATTCTTCATTAACACAGCTAAAAATTGTATTTCTCCTTGACCTAATTCTTCAACAAAGCATTCTGACTCTTCATCATACTCTAAACTTATTTTTGGAAACATAAAACGTGCGATAGCCATTTTCATTAATTCAAACCAATCTCTTTTTAAATCGGCTAAATCAGTTGTTAATGACCACTCATCTTGTTCTATTCTTCCAAGAAAAGCTTCATTTACCACTTTGAATGGAGTGCCCATTTTACACCTCCATTAATTATTGGTCATTGTTTTTAACTAAAGTAATAATATCTACTCCTAATACATCTTTTATAATTTTTTGTTTATTATAATCTACATTTTTTAATGTATAAGCTGTACTAATTAATGTTTCGATACTTCCAGGTCTTAAAGAACGAACTTTATTCTCAAAAACTGTTAAATCAGTTTCATCCACTAATAGTCTTCTTGCATCTGCTACTGAAAATGGTAAAACCATATCTCCGCCTTCGTATTCTAAACCAACTAGCTTACGATGATCTGGATTGACAATTCCTAAATAACCTTGAACAAATAAATTATATGTTCCTTGGTCATATATAGCCTCTTGTAATTCATCAGCTGGGATAGGAATTTGTTGACCTTGTCTTTTCCATTCTCTTCTAACGTGTCTAGCTTCGCAATTGTACACTACTGAACCTGGTACTAAACTTTCAACAACCACTCTAATTTTTCTTAAATCTTCTTCCATTTTGTTTCCTCCTTTAAACTCATTCGCGTGTGGGCTTGGCGCCCACCGCAAACCTATTTTGAACTATTCTCAAATTCAAATTACATACTTAAAACATCTTCAGAAATTGAAGTGTCTTTATAAATTCCCCAGTTGTTGTAGTATAACATTCCTACACCATATTTTTTGTAGAATTGCATTTCTAATGACCAGTCTTTATTTACCCAATCATTCATTTGTAATTCTCCTTCTAATACGATTTTAACAACTTTTTCTTTTCCTGCTGGCATAACGAAAGCGTATGCTGGGTCATAAGCCCATTTTAAGTTAGCTTCTGTTTCTGTAGCCATAGGTAATACTACTACTGGTGTTCCATGATAAATACCAATATAACCTTGTGTTCTTACTTCCATTTTGTCTGTATCATTTAAATAAGTTCCTTTAACTTCATTATCAATGTTTCTAGCAAATAATGGTGTACAGAAGATTATAGCGTTATCTCCATATGATTTAACAACAGATATTAATCTATCCATTCCTAATTTATCGAATCCGTTAGCTGTAACTTTATTAGCTGAAGGCATTTTTACTGATGTATAAGCAGCTATTAATTGTTCATAAACAGCTTTATATATAGCATCTTCTAATCCTTCCATAATAATGTCAACTAAATCAGCCATATCATCTAAACCATCTAAATATCTTTCCCAGTCGATGATTGCAGCTGCACCAACAGCTTGTGTTGTGATTTCGATAGTTTCGCTATCTAATCTGAAAGCTTCATATGTACCAGCTGGTGATACTTTTGTTATGAAACTTTTAGCTCTGTGTTTTCCAAGTCTTTTCTTGAATGTTGCTTTATTTCCTTGTCCAACTTGTTGTACTTCAGCAAATTGTCCCATTATATCAATTACTCTTGTAGGGATTATTTCATCTGCTGTTTGTTGGATTAATTCAAATAAATCCCATTTATTTTTTTGATAATCTTTCATTGAACCAGCTAATTTTCTGATTTCTTCTCTTAAAGCGAATTCAGAATCTTCTCTAGTAAAGTTTGCAACTGCTTTACCTGTAGCTGCAGCCAATGCTAATTCTCTTAAATTTTTATCCATTATTGTTTCCTCCTTTAAAAATTAACTGACTAGTCAGCTTTGATTACTGCAAATTTAATTCCAGCGTCTCCGTTTGGTATTGTTGTAACTTTAACAACTTTTAATCCTACTTTTCCTGTTGGAGCTGTTTTTGTTAATTCAATGCATCCTTTGAATCCAGCAACTTCACATGGTTTTCCATAAACTGCTGTTCCAGCTTCTACTGCTGTAGCGATTGCATCAACGTCAGCAAATACTGCGTTGTCATATGCTACTGTAGAAGTAGTAAATCTATCATTAACTTCTAATTTACCTAATCTTGGCATATATCCATATTCAGGTGATAAGTAATGTTGGTCTAAACCAACTACGTTTACATCATATTCTTTTTCTGCGCTATCTAAAATCATTATAGCGTCAGCGCTTGTAGATGGATATTCAATTACACCTTTAGCGTAATTAACTCCTAATAACATCCCGTTTTCAGCTTTTGTAACTGATTCATCTAATGGATACATAGCCATTATGTTTCCTGTTCTTGGGTATGTTACAGCATTTTTTTCTAAAACACCGTTAGCGTTAGCTACTAATCTTGTATTAACTGCCATTTTGTTTCCTCCTTAACTATTTTTTAACATATTGAGCTACTATTGCAGCCGCACCTGTTAAACTATCTTTATGGTTATTAACCAAACTATATTGTGTTGTTTCATCTTCTAATTCTTCGTTGCTTTCTTTATCTAATATGCAAATTGCAATATCTTTTTTAAGTTCAACTGCAGAATCATAAGAATCCATTTTAGATTTAAAGCTTTCAATTTCTTCTTCTGTTAATTTGTTAGAATAAGAATTTAAAACAGCTTCTTTCTCTTCTTTAATTTTTTGAGCTTTATAAGATTTTAAACCTTCTAATTCTTCTTTTAAACTAGCGATTTCTTCATCTTTTTTAGCTAATTCAGCATTTAAGTCAACTTCAGGTTCTTCTTCAGACTCTTCTTCTTCAGATTCTTCGTCTTCTTCTTCACCTTCTTCTTCGTCAGACTCTTCATCAGATTCTTCTTCTGGTTCTTCTGAACCTTCTGTTTCTTCTTCTTCAGATTCTTCCTCAGATTGTTCCTCAGAAGCAGCTCCTTCTTCAACTTCTTCTTCAGGTTTAGCTTCTGCCGCACCATCTTCTAATTCATTGTTTGCAGGAACTTCTTTTTTTTGTTCTTCTTCAGGAGTGATAGTAGACTCTAAAGCATCTTTGTTTTCTTCTTCCATTTCTTGACCTCCTGTTGATTTTTTGTCTGCGCCGTCTAATGTATTATATAAACTGAACATTTCTACTAACTCTTTACTAAATTCAGCTTTTTTATTAGCTTTGTTGTTTAATTCATAGAAAGATGACCCTTCAAAACAAGGTTCATATTCTTCTCCTAAAACACATAAGCCAAAAAATTCTGCATTTGTAAATTGATAATAGAATTCATCATCTTGTTCAACCCATTCACCTTCAATAGTGTTTGGATTTAATTCCATTGAATGACTTTTACCAACTATCCTTGAGGCTATAGGATAGCGCCCAGTCCATAATATTATATCTGTGCAGGCATATGTTCTATATACTCCATCTGGGTCTAAATGCATTTCCCAGCTAAAGTTCGTTGTTTCTGGCACAAATCCATAGGCTTTTAATTCTTCAGGAGCCCATGGTGAATGTCCTTCAAAATCATCCTTTTCTCCTTGAAAATTTCCAACAACTGGAGTTCCAGGTAAAGAAGCGATTAATTTCTCAGCGATTTCTTCAGTAATATATGAACCATTTCTGTTAAGTCCTTTATAAAATATTTTTAATCTTGCTTTTGAAAAAGCAGAATTATTCAATGGAGTTAAGTTTCCATAGACTGTCGCAACAAAATTTGTTGGAGTAGATTTATTATTTGACATATTCTTCCTCCTATTTAGACTCTTCGTTCTGACGAGTCTTATCTGATTTTTCCTTGTCTTTCTTCTCCGGCGCACCACCATTATCAGATTTAAGAGTGTTGCCCTCTCCTTCTTTTCCACTTGTCGTGTGAGAAGATTGTAGTGGTACCATTCGAGATGCTAAATCTAAGAACTCATTTTCAAGAGTTATTAAATTCAATAAGTTACTTTGTTTTATACCTGATGCAATTCCGGCTAATATTTTACTATAACCATATTGAGCACCTTTCAAATATAAATCAAACATTTCCTCTCGATTATAATGTGTTATTGGTAATATAGTAACTTCAAAAAAAATCTTTTTGTCAGCAAATTTTTTGTTAACGTGATATGTTAAAAATGCATCAAACATTTTTGCTATATCTAATACTAATGCCATGTCTACTTTTTGAGAATACTCTAATGCGGTTGTTCCATCTGAAGCAAATAAGTTTTTACTTACACCGGCTTCGTTATAAACTGAACGTTCCATTTTTTCTAGATTATCTCTGTTAGCTTGTTTACTATCTTGTAATTCTAACATTTCAATTTCTGCAAAAGTAGTTAAAACGTCAACGTCAGGATTGTTTTTTAACATTTTTACAACTGCTTTATGTATTTCTAATGCTTCATCAGTTGTAAACAATAGTTCTCCGTTGTCATCCATTGGAATTTTTTGCAATAAAATTTTCTTTAATTCTTGTTTGTCTAAAGCTTTTTCTATTCCTTTGTAATCATTTAAATCTTCAATAGCTTTATTTGTACTTGCGAATAAAGGTTTTGTATCTTTATAATAAAATACAACTCCTAAATTATCTGGTATAAGCATCCATCTACTATTTAATTTTTTATTTTTTAAATAAGTTTTACCGTTTGATGCCTTATCAGCAATCTCATTAAAATATTTATAATATTCGTTTCTTACAATTTTAGGATAAAGTTTTAACTCATCAACATTAGTCATTACTTCTCTTCCTTTTAATACTATAAAATAATTTAAATCAAATTCCAATACAGGTAAATCGTTCATAGATTTATATCTGCTACGACAATAAGCTGGGTCTAAATCTTGAAAAATAAATTTTCCATTTGAGCATTCTTTAAAAAATCCATAATATGCACCATCTATTAATACAGATGCCACAATTCTAGATAATTCTTTTTCAAGATGTAAATCATCAATAAAATAACATGCATCATTTAAAACTTTAATTGTTTTAGTTTTGTCTCCATCTTTTCCTGCTTTAATTTTTGGTGTTACTAACACATCATAAGTTAACATAGTAGCTAAATAGATGATTAAACGTCTATAAAGACCACTAATGTCCCAATATAAACGAGAAAGTGTTCTTAATTCTGTTTCATTTCCGCGCTGTAAAATATCCTCAATTTCTTCTGATGTTTTTCTAACATTAAATCTTTGTTTTTTGTTAGTTCCATTATAATAAGTATTTAAGCTTTCTGCCGCAATCTCTTCAAGAGCTTTTTTGAAAGTAGTAAAATCTCTTTTACCCGCTACAACTACAGCATTTTCTGGCGCAGATTTTTGTGTTTTGTCTTCGTTCAATTATTTTCCACCTCCTCTTGATGAAAATAACATAAATTGTTTTAAATCTCTTTTTTGCCTAGATTTTCGTTTCATATATTGCATTTCATGTTCTTTAATTCTATATAAACCATATTCAAAAGCTGAAAATTTATCCTTACTCATACCTGTATTAATACGTTCTAAAGTTAAATTATTTTGATTAATATTTCCATCTTTAATACGCATATTTAAAATTTCTTCAATTAAAATTCCTTGTAAAGTATAAGGACGCAATTTCCTAATTCTCATTTCAATTGGCATTTTCATTCCTTTTTCAGTTGCTAACAATCTATCTTTAGCATCTTGCTCTCTAATTAAGAAATGAACTTTCCCGCTAACTAATTCAGAGAAACAAGTACTGTTAATAACTCCTTGATTGGTTGCTCCTGCCTTCATTACATAAATTAATTTTTGACAATCTCTAGGCTGTTTTTGTAAATAATCTTCATCGTTAAAAGAGCCATAAGGCGGATAAACTTGTTTAGTTAAATCGTGTCTACTATATTGTATCATATAGTCCATTAAACCAACACCCAAACCGTTACCGTCTATTACAACCTCTTTAGGTTGGTACGCTACAATCATTTCTTTAATTCTTGCAGCTTGATGTTCGAAGTGTAGTTTTTCTGGTAAAACTTCTAAATTAACCAATTTTTTAGTAAATCCGTTTTTGTGCGCTAAAACTTTAAACACACAAATCGTGGTTTCCGCGCAAAGTCTGGCTACGTCTATACTTAAGATGTAAAATTGTTCAGTATTATATCCAAGTTTTTGCGCATTATTCTTTGCTTTAAATTCTGTATTAACAACAACTCTATGTCTTACAAGTGTGTCGAAGTTAATCCAGCTGTCGGATGAACCTCCGGTCCATATTGACATATACTCACGAGCGAAATCATCTTCTTTGAATGTTCCACTCATTTTTAATTCAGATACGTATGTCTTAGGTATAAGTCCTGCCATTACAGGAATCCTATAATCACAGCCCCATACAAAGGCTTGGCTCATATCTATAACTGAATTTACCATTAATTCTTTCATTCTTTCATATGCGTATGAATTCTTACTTCCCGCAGATGAAATATAAATTTGAGCTTGGTGTGGTTCACTGTTATTAAGCTCTCCATTGACAGTTCTTCTATTAACGTTCATTAGTGGCAATACAACTGAGTTAAGCATGTCTCCATCGTGGTCACGAACCTCGTCTATAATTCCAGCGTGTCTACGACCACCACGTTGTGCATCTTGTGCAGCAACTATATCAAACACAGAACCGTTACGGAAAACTATACGAACTAATGTAGCTTGAAAGTTTTTACTAATAACTTCCTTTTCTAGAATTGGGAATAAGTCCCACAACTCTGTTAATTTTTCCATCGCAATTTTAGTACCTTGCTCCTTACCTGGCGCACAAATAAACACTTTTGAACGAGGTAAGAATATACATCTTAAATATAAAGCCAAAATTGACAAGAATGATTTTGCGAACGCTCTGGGCGCAGTACAATAATGATAACGATATCTCATGCAAGCGCGCAAGAATATTCTTTGATATGGAAATAATTTAAAATTCGAATCTTTAGGTGTAATCATATCAACAAACAAATCCGGATAAGCGGTAAAAAAATTAATATACCAAGTATATAAATCATAATTCTTATTAATACGGTCTTCAGTTAAAATAACACCTTTATCAATTTTAATACCTTCGCGTGTATCTTCTTTGTCTACTACAATTTCTTTAGTTAGTTGAATAGCCATTAATCATCCACCTCGAATTCTTCATTTAACTCATCTGCTAATTCATCATCAATTGTCACACCGTTATATTTCTCATCTTCAAAATTATCATCTTCTTCAATTCTATTCATTTGTTGAATTTGCTCTAATTTATTATTAAGCTCTTCCGCAATGTTGGTTTCTCCAATAACAATACGTTTTGTATATTTTTGAAGGTTTTGCATAACTTTATCAATCTCATCTCTTGGCGCCCAATCGTAAAATTTATTTTTGTAGCCACGTTTTTCAAGGAACGCGCATAATTCACCAATTGATTCAAAATCTCCAATATTCTTTGCAGTTTTTGGAGTAAAATCAGCAGCTTTGGCAAGTTGGTCATATGCTCCAATAAGAGCTTTAACCTCAGTTCCGGTTTTGTTATATCCTTCTTCCTCTTTCCAAATTGCTTTCTCAATTTGATAAGATAACATACACATTTTTCGCGCGTTATCTCGTTGAATAGCAGTTGTAATAGATTGAGTTTTATCAATTTCATTATACATATTTTCAAAATATAATAATTGTTCTTGAGTAAAATCTCTTCCCCATTTTTCTTGCAAGTCTTTAAAATCTTCTTGACTTAAAAGTTTAATACGAGAACGAGTTTCATTATTTTGAATAATCATATCCCACTCGCGCTGAACTTCTTTCCAATTGATGGTCTCATAAATTTTACCCCAGTTTTGAGTTGCATATAACTTGAATGCACCTTGACCATTGCTATCAGCAAGTGTCATCCAAACATTTGGGTCGAATGGTAAATCCGCGTACTGACAAAACTTATCGGCTTTTTCAATATCATGACAATCTCCAAAATATTTATCTAAACATTCATTACAAATATCAATGTAACCATCTGGAAAGAACCAAGAAGTACTGGCTAAATAACCGTCTTGTCTGCGGTATTCACCACATTTACGGCAATTTTTGCCGACAATTCGTGTTGCTTTTAAAGGTTCTACTCTATTACTATTATCACTAATCAAATCTTTAAAATCCATTATTTAGTCCCCTCCTTAGCTTTCTTTTCTTTCCTTTTCTCTCTATCACAAATCTTACATCTGGCGGCAAGGCCATCTCGTGAGTTTTGTTTTTGCGTAAAATTACGAATATCACGTAATAAGGTTTTCCCGCAAGTTGAACAAATTTTAAACTTTGACGGGTCATTTCTGGCTTCCCATGCATCTCGCGCCAACTGAGCAGTCTTTGCAATTTGACCGCAAATCATTTTTGTATAAATTGTACTAATATAATTGTCACTATAGTTTAAGCCAAACTTCTCCTGTAATTCTTCTCTAATATACTCGTTTGTTGTTTTATCAATTTTCCTAATTAAAATATAACGACGGGCTTCACTTAAGTCAGCTTGGTCAATGTAGTCCTCAAGTTCCCAAATTAAATACTTAAGGTCAGAATTCAGTTGCTCATAGGTTAACTGTTTAAGCTCTCCATAAAATTCTAAAAACCAATACACATGTGTCGGATTAGTAAAGTCAATATAGTTCTTACTAACCTCAACCCATTCCCAATCGTCAATGCCGTTTCGTAGTTGTTCAGCAAGTTCCTCTTGCTCATTCGCATACCATGTTTCTCCAAAATGCTTACGGTAATGGTCTGCGCGCCAACTCTTATAACACCAATCTGTGTAAAAGTCTTTTACGTAACCAGTGTCAGATGTATAAACAAATGGCACAGCACTACTAAAACTAAATTTGGCGCGAAGAGGTTCAACGTATGCGTCCTTAAGCGCAAATTGTTCTTGTCTAAGTTGAATTAGTAGGTGATTTTTCTTATAAAATTCTAAGCCAAGCTCTTGTCTCTCCTTAAGTTCCTTAACTTTAGCAGCTAAAGAGTCAATAATGTTCCATAAGTCCCTCATACCAGGAATTTTAGCGTCAGGTCCATCAGGATTGCGACTAATTGTCGGTTTAACTTTTTTGTAACAGTTGCGTTGAACAGGTTTAAACTGAGTTTCGTTTGTTAAGGGATCTTCCAATAAAGCGTCTAACGACTCAGCTTTTTTGCGTTGGTAGGCACTGTGAGCTTGCTCAATTTGAATTTCTTTGGTCTGGCAAAAGTTTTTGTCGGTTTTAGGATCTTTGCCATAAAGTATAAAGTTAGCAATTTTTTCTAAGTCGGCTTGAACAGACGGACTATCATAATTGGCTTCGTAGTTGTTGGCGGCGGAACCGTTATTTTCTGAAAAAAGGTTGGAAACTTGGTTTGCGCGGTCAACGTTTGAATAAAGGTTATAGTCTAAGTTTTTACTAATTAAGTCCATAGGCTCTTGTGTTCTCCTTTATAAATTTATATTGTATCATAGTTGTATCTCCTTTAAATTTAGTAGACAAGTAACTATCTATAATTAAAGTATAGGGGAAAGTTGACGAAAAGTCAAGTAGGGGAGTTTGGTATTGAATTTGAAATTGGTCAGTAGGTGTAATTCCTAAAATAAAAATTAGTCAGTAGGTGTAATTTCCAGGCGAACGCCTGTTTGCTTTTTCAAAATGACAACATCCCAAAACATAGCCCCCATCCTTAGAGCCACAAGGCTTTGCGCCAACCTCCCCAAACAAACGATCGCTTCAGGCGGTTGTTGTCAATCAGACAAGGCAAAACTTGTCTTTTTAACAATTTAATTTTAAGTTTACATAATAACTTACAGTAAAATTATTTTTTTTATTAAAAAAAATAAAAAAATTTTTAAAAAAATGTATAAAAACTATTGACAAGCAAATAATAATAGTGTATAATAAAGGTACAGTAAAGGAAGGGAGTTAAAAAAATGGAAAAAAAAGATTTTTGGTTGAATGAATATGAAAAATTTAGCGGTTGTACTCATTACGAAATATATTTTATTTTCAAAAATAATTTATTTAAAATTGAAATGAAAAAGCTAGATAATGAAATCGTAAAAATAGGACGAGAGAGTTCAAGCAAGGGAGGCTGGGAAAAGCTAAGGCTTCAAATAAGCAGTGCTAAAAAACAACAATGGATAATTGAAGGCAAAGCAAAGCTAGTAATGACAAGTGAAAAATTCTTAGCAATAGCTCAAGAAAAAGGACTAAACAAAGGGCAAACTTGTGAATACTTATCAGCTAAAGCTAGAAAACAAGAGTATAAGCTAGATAATGTAAGGTTCGATAAAGCAGGAGATGTAAACTTAAAAAGAAAAAAAATACAAGTAAAATTCGAAAACGCAAGTTTGACACAATTAAGAACAATAGCAAAGGTTGCTGGGCTAACAGCCTAGCACCTGAAGGAATAAAAAGAAAAGGAGAGATTTTTATGAAAAAATTAGTAGGATTATTATTAGGAAGTATAATAGTTACAGCTACAGTAATGGGAATATTGGGAGCAATAAACTGGTTTATTGATTGGAGTACAGCAGACGAAGGCAGATTTATCTTAGCAATGATAATAATAGGATATGTAATTGCTAAAATGATAAAAAAAGAGTTGGAATTATAGCCAACTCTTTTGTTAACCGCTTCTCGCGGCAAGTTTACATAATCTGTTACAAATAAATTAAATAAAATTTGTATAAAACTATTGACAATTGGATAAAATAGTAGTATAATATAAGAGTAGAAAGGAAAGGGATAAATATGGCAAATAAATTTATAAATCATTTTACAGTTGCAGAATTAGAAACAATAAATTGGTACTTAAAACAGGCTCAGGAACAAGAAAGTAAAAGATTAAACGAAATGGGAGAAATAGCAAAAAAGAGATACATTGACTTAAGGTTTATAATTATTAAAAACAAAAACTTGATAAAAAAATATAAAAAGACTTGACAACAATTTTATTTTATGATATAATAAAGAAAAAACAAAAGAAAAATATTTTTTCTTAGGTACAACCCAGTGGGGTGTACCACAGAAAAGAAAAAATAAAAAAATGTATAAAAACACTTGACAAAGGTTATAATATATAGTATAATATATATATAATAAATAAGACAGATGACAAAGTCTTTAAAACATAGAAGGAGAGAAAAGTATGGAAAAATTAACAATTGCAAAGAAAAATGAAATTTTAAGAGAAAAAGCATTTGATATGCTAATTAAAGAAGGTTTGCTAAATGACAAACTATTTAAGGTTGCAGGTTCAAAGTTTATGGTAAATGTAGATTTTGAAGGGGAACAAATCCCAGTAAGAATTGATTTTGTAGTACCAAAAATTGACCCAGAAGATACTTGTCAATTTGCAGAAGATTTTGCAGAACTTTATGAACAAGAACAGGAAGAAAAAAGAATTGCAAAAGAAGAAAAACAAAAAGCAAAAGAAAAGAAAATTGCAAGAGATAAAGCATTAAGAGAGAAAAAGAAAAAAGAAAAAGAAGAAGGACAATAGTCCTTCTTTTTATTTTATTGTAAAGATATTATGTAAACCTTTATGTAAAGATTTTATGTTAACTTCGTGCGGCGCGCTTAGTTGACATAATAACTTGCAAATAATTTAAAAATATTTTAATTTTTTTGCATATTTTACTTGACATTTGGAAATAATTATAGTATAATATAATTACAAAAGGGAAAGGCAAAAGGTGGTTAATATGAAAATGAATATTTTACAAGTTATCAAAGTTGTTGAATTATTAGAATTAGAATATAGGACAGAAGAACTTGAAACAAATGTTTCTTATTTAGAAGTAGTTTTGGGTTATGATAACTATGATGAAGAAATTACAAAAACTATTTATTTTAATCCAAAAACTGATGTGATTATTCCTAAGTATGAAGAAAAGTTAAAAATTAAAAAACAAATAAAGGAACTACAAGAAGAATTAAAAAAACTTGAAGAAATTTAATAAAAGGGCTTGACAAAAGCCCTAACCTGTGTTATAATAATTATAGAAAAGAGATAAGGAAAGGGTTTGATATTATGAAAAAAATATTTTTAGATTTAGATGGAACATTAGCAAAATTTAATGTAAAAAATGCTTTACAAAGGTTTGATAAAGAAATTGGCTTTTTTGCAAAACTTGGAGCATACAAAGGAATTGAAACAATAAACGAATTAGCAAAAAGTGGAAATGTATATATAATTTCAGCAAGTCCAAACAAACAAGCAGATTTTGACAAAATGATTTGGATAGAAAAATATTTAAACAACATACCAAAAGCAAATAGGCTAATTTGCAGAGTTGGAGAAAATAAAGCAGAATATTTAAAAACAAAAGGAATACAAATTGACAAAAATTGTTATTTGTTAGATGATTACACAAAAAACTTAACAGAATGGGAAACAGTTGGAGGAGTAGGCATTAAAAGAATTACAAAATGTGCTGATAATTCAACAAAAAAATGGTTAGGTTTAGAATTAAAAGATTTATGTAAACTAAGCGAAGTTTTGGCTTAGTTTTTCTTTTTGACAATCCGCTTCTGGTAAAGTTATTATGTTAACTTGGCGCGCCGTCCAAAAAGGTTTACATAATATGTTACAAATAAATTAAAAAATTTTTGCATAAACTATTGACAAAAGGGAATAATAGTAGTATAATTAATACAACGAAGGGGGAATATAAAATGAAATTTATAAATATTATAAGAGAAATTATACAAATGGATATTGAAAAAGGGTTTAAAAGAAAAATATTATTTTTAGGTTGTATAGAAGCACTTCTAGGGGCTTATAAATTATTAATAAAATTACCAGTATATTTGTTTGGTTTACCTTTTAATATTTTACACAAAATTGGTGAATTTGTTGCTGATATTTGTATGGAAATAATGTGGAAAGTTGACGAATTACCAGATGTTGTATTAGTTAAAAAAGAAGATAGAGACATATTGATTAAAAAAATAAAAGAAAAATATAATAAAAAAGTATTGACAAAATAAAATATATATGTTATAATATAGTTAAGTTAAGAGAAGGGAAGAGATTAATATGAAAAAGTTATTTAATGAAAATTATATGGTATTTGATACAGAAGGTTTGGGACTTAATGATACAAAGAAAAAGGAATATGGTAAACAACAAAGTTATCATATAGGTTATGGAATTTTTAATCCTTATGGTGAATTATTAAAAAGTGGGAATTTTATAGTAAGAGAAATTTTTGAAAATGAAGAAAAAATGAATACAGCTTTTTATAGGAATAAACTTGATATGTATTATCAAGATTTACAAGACAAAGTTGCCACTTTAAGATATTATAAAAATATTATTAATCAAATTAAAAAAGATATAAAAGAATATAATATTAAAGCAGTTTTTGCTTATAATTGTCCTTATGATTTAGTTGCTATTTTAGAAACTGCACAAGCAACAGAATTAAAAAATTGTCCAAAATTAACTTTTAAAGAAAACGCAAAAGGCAAACCAGTGCCACAATTTGAACAAGCCTTTAAAGAAATTTTAGAAAATGAAGAAATAGAAGTGTTTGACATAATGACAATGTCTTGTATGAGCATTTGCCAAGATAAAGAATATTTAGAAACAGTTGAATATAGTCCAAAAGGCAATCCAAGAACCACAGCAGAAGCAGTTTATAGATATGTTTCAGGGAACAACAATTTTGTTGAAGAACATACTGCTTATGAGGATAGCATTATTGAAAATGAAATTTTGAAAGAATGTTTTAAAAGAGGACTTCAACCACAAAAATTTGTGTATATGCCTTTTAGACTAATACCAAAAAAATTATATAAAAAGTTGCTTAGGCAACTTTTTCTTTTTGACAAAATAATATTATGTTAACCAATCGTGCCGGCGCGAAAACGAACAAATGTTTGGTATAACCTTCAGGTTTACATAATGACTTACAAATAATTGTCAAAAAGAATTTTAAAAAATTTTGTATATTCTCTTGACTTTTGCATATAATAGTAGTATAATAAATATATAAAGAAAAGGGGATGATAATATGAATGAAATAATTAATAGGTTAGTTGAAAATGCAATACAAAAATATGGATTTGAACACAAAAAGACAATAGCAATTGTAAAAAATGCTGAAAACTTAAAAGAAAAATATGAGTTAGGAATTTTAAAAATTTGTTAAAAACTATTGACAAGATAAACAAAGTATGTTATAATATAAGTACAGTAAGAAAAGAAGTCAAGACAAAATAAAAATAAAAAGTTTTAAAAAAGTCTTGACAAACACAATAAAGTATGTTATAATAAATACATAAAGAGAAGTAAAAAATCTTGAAAATTCTCTGAAAAGATTTATAAAAAAAATAAAATTTGAAAGGATTAGGTGATGTTTTATGGCAAAATTAACAGTAGCAAAAATCAATGAAATGGCAAGAGGAGTTGCAATGGAAGAAATTGCAAAAAATGGTTTAACAAACTTTTTACAAATAGAAGGAACTAAATTTGCAAAAGATTTTGAATTTGAAACAGAAGAAGGCACAATGGTAAAAACTGTAAGAATTGACATAGTTGTTCCAAAATTAGAAGAAGGGGAAAATGCAGAATTTTTAGCAGAAGATTACCAATTAAGATTAAAAGAAAAAGAAGAAAATGCTAAAATAAAAGCAGAAGCAAAGGCTAAAAAAATTGCAAGAGACCAAAAGAAAAGAGCAGAAAAACAAGCAAATAAGAGCAACCCAATAATCAAAAGAACAATAAAAGAATAGTCAAAAGGGCAATAAGCCCTTTTGTTTTTTGTTTGGTAAAGATATTGTGTAAACCAAACATTTGTTCAGACCGGCACGAGTTTACATAAAATTCCAAAATTTTTTTAATAAAATTAGTATAAACTATTGACATTTGCATATAATAGTAGTATAATATAAATATAGAAGGGAAGTTGATAATATGAAAAATAAAAAACTTATAGAGGCTAAAAAATTAATAAAGTCAATAGATAATGATATTCAAATCATTGTAGAAAGACATAAATATACAAGAGGGTTAACCTGTGAACCAACAGAAAAAAGAATTTATTTAGGTTTTAGGGCTACAAAAATTGAAAACCAAACATTTATAGATTTAGTTAATGAATTAGAACCTAATTTCTTCCAGAAGTATAAAGTTAGTTTATGGCTATTAAGTGTATTACACGAAATAGGACACATTCAAACCCATAACGAAGAACTTGAAGAAGATTACAATTTTTGTGTTGATTTTCTTAATGAGTTGAAGTTAAACAATGAAATTACAGAAAAAGAACAAAACGAATATTATGTAAGATTAGACTTAGAACAAATGGCAACACAATGGGCAATAAATTATGTAAAGAAGGCATTTTAGCCTTCTTTTTTTTATACCATAATTACTATTTTATGTAAACTTGACTTGCCGGCGCGGTTTACATAACAACTTTACATAATGCCGCACCAAACATTTGTTTGTCAAGTATCCACCACTTCAAATTCAACTTAACTCTGCCGGCCCTCAACTGCGCACTTTTGTCAAATTTATACTACCTCCAGGGCAGCTGCTCAACAGCTGGCTCCAGAACAGCTAGCTAGACAGCTACAGATCAGGCAGCTGCGTACTATAGAACAGCTGAACAGCTAGCAGCTGTGAAACCTTCCAGGTTTACATAATAACTTTACCGCAGCTACAAAGTCGACATTTGACTTTTAGTACAAATTAATATATAATTACATTATAGAAAAAATAAAGAAAGGGTTGATTTAGATGGGAAATAAAGATAGAATAACTAGATGGGACGATGAGAATAATACACATAGATATTTTGTCAACGGTAGATTAGTAGGATGCGGTTATGACTTCTTAGAAGTATTCGAGAAAGCTGCGCCATTCTTACACGTTGGCAGAGAAATAGTAACTCGTCAAGTTTGTCTTTGTGACATTGACAGCGACTTATCAGACACAAAAACAAGTATGATAGTAGATTTCTTAAACGAAGCTAAAAGATTAACAGAATTTCAAGAAAAAGCATTATACGAATTTGACTTCACATCTTTGTTAGAATTGATATAACGCACATTTGACTTTTAGTTAAAAGTGTTATATAATATTATTATAGAAAATAAATAATATTTTCTTAGCGATGAAAACCACCGTATCAGTGGCTAGTCGCACACAAATCCTTAGGTCAGTAATTAAGCGCAGTCATGATGGGCTTAGTGAAGGATAAGGTTGACTGTTAGTGAACGAGAACTATCAAGTTATCAGTAGGAAGAAACTGTTCCCAGGTTGTTGGAATCGGGGTGAGAGAACCAACCAGACCGAAACTGAAAGAGGCTCCGCACCTATGCGTTAAATGGCGATAGCAGAGACTAGTTATCTGCGAGTAAGAGACATATTATTCAATTAGTGCACACTCTCTTGCGTGCGGGGTTTGTATCATTTAGAACTATAGTCGCCCCGCTTCTTATATGCATTAGTATGCAAACTGGCAAAGCAGCTGGTCTTAGAAACCAGTGTATGAAAGTTCGACTCTTTCCTAATGCACCAAATTATGGTTTGCGAGGCACCCATCGGTGAGAGCTGCACATCTCACATGAGAAAACCTCGGTGCATATGCACCTTTGGCGGAATAGGCAGACGCGTGGGACTTAAAATCCCATGGACGAGAGTCCGTCCCAGTTCGATTCTGGGAAGGTGCACCAGCAGGGCGAGCCCGTAACGTCCCTTTGCAAATAGAATATCGGGTGGTGTGTAGATAGGTAAAGCTACAATGCCTAATAATGGTAGTGCTTGTTATTTATTTTTTCGTATACCATTTGGGTATACAGAACGTGCGGCGTCGCAAGCGACAGCCGTTTATATGGGTCTTTGGGTGAGCTGGCTAAAACCGCCAGACTGTAAATCTGGTCTCTTCGGAGTTCCCTGGTTCGAATCCAGGAGGGCCCACCATTATATTCGCGGGTGGTGTAATTGGTAACACGACGGACTTTGACTCCGTAGAGTGTTGGTTCGAGACCAGCCCCGCGAGCCACAGCTACGCAAGTAGCGAAACACACCCTTTTTATAGGTCAGCTGTCTCGTGTAGGCCTGACAGCTGGCTAATTTCAAATTTGACTTTTAGTATGAATTTTGATATAATATTATTATAGTAAAAGTAAATATAGTCCGTTAGCTCAGCTGGTAGAGCACCTGGCTTACAACCAGTAGGTCGTTGGTTCGAACCCAACACGGACTACCAAAGAGATATGACATAGGGTAATGCACATCACTCTTTAAAAAAGAATGGGAATTACTGGGGTTCAAGACTGACTCTCATAAGCAGAAAAGTCTCGGGTTCATGTTACCTTGAGCTAGTAAGGCGTCTAGCTAAACATGTATATAGCGGGGTAGAGCAGTTGGCAGCTCACCAGGCTCATAACCTGGAGGTCAGAGGTTCGAGTCCTCTCCCCGCAACCAACATTGAAATTGGAGGCAATATGAAAAAAGAATGTGCAATTTGCAAAAACATATTTGATACAAAGGGAGCTACAAGAAAGTACTGTTATTATTGTGTTCCAGCTGGTTTATCAAGAAGTCAAGCTATTAGTCAATTGCGTAGAGCAATGAAACAACAAGCAATTAAACTAAAAGGTGGCAAATGCAGCCGCTGTGGATACAATAAATGTTTAAATGCTTTAACATTCCATCATAGTGACCCAACTCAAAAAGAATTTGGATTAGCACAAGGTGGTAATACACATAGCTGGGAATCTTATTGGAACGAAGTACAAAAATGTGAATTATTATGTGCTAACTGTCATGCTGAAGAACATTCAAATTAATAATATTCTCCTTTGGTGAAAAGGTATCACGTCTGACTGTTAATCAGTTATTCCTGGTTCGAATCCAGGAGGGAGAGCCATATGCTTCCTTAGCTTAATTGGCAGAGCACCGCTCTTGTAAAGCGGAGGTTTTCAGTTCGATTCTGAAAGGAAGCTCCAATAAATTTGACTTTAATTTGAATTTTTGTTATAATATTATTATAAAAGATAAGAAAAATAACAAAAAAGTAGGCGAAACCCTCGTAAAAATACTATCTCCCTTCTTTTTTCTAAAAATAATTATCGAAAATGTTGACAAAAACTTAAAATTATGATATAATTATTATAGAAACAAAGAAAAAATAACTTAATTTCGATATAAACGGTTAAAAAATAACCGAATATATAAAAATAAAATAGGGTCACGACCTTAGCGTGGTTAGCCGAGAGGCAGAAAGGTGGTCAATTATGGCTGAAAAAATAACAAAAGCAATGAACGATGGAGCAGCAAGAGCAAATGCAGTAGAAGCATTAGGATTAGGAAACTATGCAAAAGTTTCAAACACAGAATACGCATTAACAGTTAAAGATTTAGAAGGAAATGACAAAGTAGTAGTAGTTAAATTAACTGTTCCAAAAGCTCAATTAGGGATAGACGAAATGGTTTCTAATTATGAAGCTGAAAGAGCTGACGTAGAAGCTAGAAAAGCTGAAAGAGAAGCAGAAAGAGCAGCTAAAAGAGCTGACAAAGAAGCTAAGAAAGCAGCTAAAGCTACAAAAGTAGAAGACGTAGAATTTTAGTCGAAGCTGGGCATAGACCCAGCTATTTTATTCTAAAAGGAGGTATGCAAATGACTGAAAGAGAGAAAACCAATCAAATGCGCGAAGCCGAAATAAAAAGAATAAAAAAGTTCTATGAAGGTGAAGGGTTTATGGTAGAACGCATTCTGTCACAAAACTCACCATCAAGTTTAATTTTATTTACTGAGGATAATGAAAAGAATGAGAGATATATAGAAGTTAAGTTTATAGTTAAGAAAGCTGATTACGAGCCTGACGAAGACATTGATGCTTTCAAAATGGAAGTGCAAACTCGCGCCGTTAAGAAAGTAAAAGCTGAGCTAAACAAACTTAACAAGAAAGACCGCGCAATAGCTGAACAAAAAGCTGAAGAAAGAGTTAAAGAACTTATAGAACAATACACAAATGGAGAGGAATAATCTCTCCGTTTTTTATGGGATGCGAGTTTGTCTTTTTGACAAACCACCATCAAGTCAAAATTTTACCGGGATTATCTCACAAATTTGTATAAAAGTCAAGTGCAAACATAAACAAAAAAAGAGAAACACTTTTGTGTTTCTCGTCTCCGACCTAGCCCCAATTTGCATGCCACTGGTTTAAGGGGTCAATGGCGTCTGCAGCTACCAACACCTTTATACTCTCCCAGCTAGGAACTGCCTAATTATGAACGTACGTGCTTACAGCTCAAAGCCTTATAGCGCGAGACACTTTCGAACAGTTAGATATATTGAACAGCTATTAAGCTGGCTCAAACAATTGAATTGCACCTACTCCTTCGTCATCTTCATATACAGTTGCATAAGGTTTCTTATCAAGTCCCAAATCAGCCGCACTATCGGCGCCGAAACCTTCCAAAATTTTATTTTGAACATTCAAAGCCAAGTCTGCGAAGTATATTTGTTTCACTTTAATTCCCATAGCAACCTCCCTTATTATTATTTTATTTATAATATAATTATATTACAT